ATGATCATTAGGACATTTCTGATAGCCATGGTTTTGGCGGCTTTTTCCACATCCTCAATTGCCGAGACGTTCACCGTTCATGGTGGCGGCTGGTCTCATCACATAGACAGCAGTGATTACGATTACAACTCAAACCACCGTCTGATTGCAGGCGAGTACCGCGACTGGATAGGCGGATACTTTCGGAATTCTTTTGATGAAGACAGTTTCTTCATCGGCCATCGATTCAATAAACAGCTTGGTGACATCAGGCTGTCGATAATGCCAGGGGCCACATATGGCTACCGGCACTGCACAAAACCGAAAGACCTGGACGGTAATGATCGCCGGGTCTGTCCTGTCGTCGTCCCTTCCGCGACTTACACCAAGTACCAGGTAAAGCCCACTGTTTCACTCATGGGAACCGCTGTGGTTCTCACCATTGAGCTGGACCTTGATAGCGAGATCTTTGGCAATAAGTGAGAGAAGCGCATGAACAAAGGCAAAGTTGAATTAATTAAATACGAACAGAGTTCAGAGCCGCTCAATGAAACTACGTTTGTCTATCTGGTCGAGCACAACAACGGGGACACAATGCTACAACAGAAGCTAACCATTTATGGTAACCCCAGGACTGTGCCCACTACATGGACAGCCGAAATAGCAATGGACGATTTCCCACCGCAAGAATCACCAGGTGATGCGGCAAACAAGTTGGCCGATTGGCTGGAAAGGATAGCGGCATCCATACGATCTGGTGAGTTTCACTCATTTGAGCGGACCAAATATATAGATCTTGATGAATACAAGAAGGTCTCGTAGGTCATAAGTGATTGATTTTTCAGGGCCAGCTAGGCCACCCCTAATCCTTTGTATATGCAAGGGTTTCAGCCACTTGTGGTGGCCTTCTATACGATTTCAAAAATTAGTCGAAGCCCGCGCGGCAGCTCCACCCCACGGTGGATTGGGATAGCCAGGGTCCCCGGCGATGAGAAATATTCTCATTAACATGGTCTGACAATATATAAGTTATTGATATTAATATGAATATACAGAGAAGAAAGCTAGGCAAGCTGATAGCCATGACTAAAACGATTACTAAACATATGGAGTTGTGGAGGGCTCATCGGGAGAGGATCGATACCTATTCGCCACTGTACCGTGAGGTTGTAGTAGAGCAATACAGGGCATCTGTAGAAATGCAACTGGACGCGATCAGAGCTACGCCAGTAGAAGTATTCAGGCCTGACGGAAAAGTGGATAGGCGTCGACTGAGGCGGATGCAAAGGAGGCTGAAATGGAAGGTCGTCAAGCTAGTAGATAATCGGGATGGGGTGAGTGTTGCCTCTTCTGTGGAGCTGTTTCTATCTGATCCAGCTGTAAGGGGGCTTCAGATCAACGTGGATTCACCAGGTGGACAGATATCGGCAGGGGAGGAGTTGGTCCAGTGACATGCACCTATTGCGGCAGCAGATACCACACTTATAATTATTGCCCTAAGACCTGGGCAGGCTCTTCGAACCGTGTGCATCTGAGGTGCTCCTATTGTGGGAGCCGTAAGCATAACCGGGATGCGTGCCCTAAAGCATGGCCCGGTCCTAATCCTGTAGCCATAGGTGATTGAAGGGCGGATCAACCGCCCCATACTCTCTGATAGAAGTCATCGAAGCCTGTCACAGCATAGGATTTGTAACCTTTCCAGCCATAATCGACAGCCCCATCATGAAAGCCTTTCCTGAACATGACCCGGTAGGTCGTTTCCTGGGCATCTACAAAGGCTTTTATATCCGCCTTGCTGATCCAATAGTCCTTAAATGACACGTTCTTATACATCACCTTGTCATATTCAATCTCGCCATATGAATCCACATTGACAGGGGGGAGCTCGACTAACCTGCCATCAATCTTAAGCATCAGTGGTTCGTCTGGTACAAATGAATAGGTGCCGTCGACTGCGAATGTGAAGAAAGCCCGGTCCTGCTTATCGCTGTCCCAATATAGGCCAGCCATGAACCCGCCATGCTCGATGATTGCCGGCGACAGGTTAACAACACGCTTGTTGTCAAATTGTGATGTCGATTCGGTGATGATGCCCCTGGTGCTTAATGCTGAGTCAACTGCTGCACAGCTGCAGAGCACCAGCATGGCGATTGAAAGTAACGCGGCTCTCATGTAATCCTCCGTTGATTTGTATGCCGGTTAAAAGTAGACCAGGCGTCACGTATCGTCAACATGAGGCAAAGGTAGTGAGAACGGTATCAAAGACTGTAGAGGTAGAGTTTATAGAACAGCTGTGCGAGTGCGGTGGGGTTCTCAGGACGCTTGACCGGCACGCTGAAAGAACTGATAAATGGATGGAAGAGCAAATTATTCATACTCACCCCACAACCTGGGATGTGAAGTGTTCTAAGTGCGGTCAGGAGTCGTCCACATCCTTTCCTTGGCCGGTAATCAAGTACAAGGGCAAGCGGTTCCTTTTGGAAGAGCATGTTAAAGGGAAGGTGAGCGCCTTAACTGCGTTATTAAGGCGCTACTCTTTGACAAAAAGCCCACGAGGGTAATTTGTCTATCAATAGCGCTCGCCACGGTCAGATGGCAGGTCTTTTGTCCACCCCAGGCAGTAACGAACATATGAGCCCTGCGTATCTTCAAACTGTCCTGGTGCGACTGCGATAAGAATCCACCCCAGCTTGAGGAGACTGTTCGCTTCTTGTATACGCATGGTCTCTATCACTTCTCTAACATCTGACAATTCCATTTCGACTTGCTCCTTATCTTTTTTGAATCATTGGCTGATCAAAAATATAGCAGATTTTATAGTGCGCGAGCTGATCGATTGACAGGATACTTGATAATTTTCGGCTTTTAGTGGAACTATGTTGCTTTCACAAACTTAACTCATGTTGGCCAGAGGTAACTGGACCTGTATAAGGAAATCCTATGAGTATCGATGCGCGTCAGCCGGAACAGACAGTAAAGATTAAAGCGACATATACTCCCCCACCTGACTTTTCTGAAGGTGGGAGAGAATACCGTAGAAACATCCTGGGCAGCTCTTCACTAATTGCCGTCCTGTTGTTTTCTGATTCTTTGAAACCGGCAATTTTTGGAGTCGAGTTAAATGTGCTGAGTATGTGGGTATTCTTAGGGGTGGCACATGTTTATTTTTTCATCATGTGGCGGCTCACAACAAGCATAGCAAACGATAAGAATGGTGAATTTTGGAACTTGAAAGGCATATGGAGGCAGGCTGGTTTAATTGGTGCATGGAGTTTTGATGGCAAGACAAAAGCGCAATTACTCTTTATTCGAGCGCTCCCTATATGGGCCTTTCTTTTGGGGCTGGCCGGAATACTCTGGGGGTTATTCCAAAGCAGCCCAGCAGCATCGATCTGAGTTTCTACGGGAGAGAAGCCTCATACTCCTCTTAGGTGTCCAATTTTGATAAGGCGTTTACTCGCTATTCCTCAACCTCAAACTGCTTTTGAATGCAGTTCAGTGCATGCGGGTAAATGCTTTGCACAAAGTCTGTCCACTCATCCGCAAGATCATCGTCATACTCTGGGTCGTCATCAGTGTACGGACAGACTAAATCCAGGCGTAGTGCCTCATAACCCAACATGTCAACAATGTGCTGAGCCTCTTCTTGGGTAAGGGGCAGCTCTTCGGTAGACCGATCATATTTAGCGAGGATAGAGAGGCACTTTGGGAACTTCTCTCTTTCTGCAATTTTAACGATTGGCCCATACAGTGCTTTTTGAAATTTAACTATCTTGGTTTCCATGTTGCTGTCTTACACCTTAATGTTCGTGCAAATATACCTGTTCTGTTCGAGGAGGGTATTAATTTTATTAATAAACTCTGATTCCAGCATAACCCGACAGGCGTTAATCATTGGGTGTGATTTATCTTGGTAGTTAATAACTAATCCTTCAGGGAGTGGCCCAGGTGTGATCATCCAAGCTGTTTGCCCCCTGAAAAGATACTTCCCCCGGATCTTCTTATTTCTAAGAGTTTCCATTGAGTCGGCAAATGATAGCCCTTTATTGGGATTGGGAATAAGTAGTTTGTCTTCAGCAAACGGGTCGGCAGCCTTGTCGAAGTCGGCAGGGCGTAAACCGTCCTTTTGCAGATATTTTGGATTGCTTTTGCTTTTGCTGGAGCGGTAGACCTCTGAATGCACAACTTCAATCCAGAAGTCTTCAGGGCTTGCGGTAGTGTAAAAGGAGTGTCTTAAAAAAATATCCCTATTTCTCATTCCATGACCTAACTTGAACTAATAAAAATCGGCTGGGGAGGGTAGCAGGCTAACGCCAGGTGCTCAATCGACCATAAGGCATATTTCGAAAGGAGGCGACCCAGCCGGGCCGCTATCACTGGGCATCCATTGCAATTATGTTCAGGCATCCGTGCGAGTGACGAGGAGCATGATACCCACTCTCACAGGGCAATATAAGGCAATATATCACCTATCCCTGTGAGAGATATCTCAAAATAGCCGGTCCTGTGGATCGAAGTTACAATACACCAGCTCGTTTACCTCCACCCCAGAATTACCACCCACCGTGTGGTTCAGCTTAAACTCCCGCAATTCCATTTCACTGAAGCATTCCCGGATGTCTTCGTGATCATTGATACTGATGATCATCCTGCCCTTGATCGACTTGGCTAGTTCAGCCATTCGGGTGTATTGACTCCAATCGAACGGGCAACCGTAGCCAGCTGTCTGCCAGTATGGAGGATCCAGGTAAAAAAGAGTGTCTGGCCGGTCGTATCTTTCGATGCAATCAGCCCAATCAAGCTTCTCGATCACAACACCAGCCAGACGTAAGTGCGCTTCACTCAGATTCTCCTCTATCCGGAGCAGGTTGAGCTTAGGTGGGCGTGTTGCACTGGTGCCGAAGGATTGTCCCTCTACCTTTGCGCCGAATGCTGTCTGCTGCAGGTAAAAGAATCTAGCAGCACGTTGAATGTCTGTGAGGCCAGGGATGTGAGCATCTTTCAACCATTTGAACATCTCGCGACTGACTAACGCCCATTTAAATTGCCTGACGAACTCTTCTAAGTGATGTTGGACGACTCGGTATAGATTCACCAAGTCGGAGTTAGTGTCATTAATTACCTCCACATGGCTTTGTTGTTTCATGAAGAACAACGCACCACCTCCACAAAATACCTCTACGTAGCATGTGTGTTCGCCGAATAAAGGGAGTATCTGTGGAGCTAATCGGCGCTTGCCCCCCATCCAATTGATAATTGGTAATGTCATTGCGAGTTCCTTTACAAACCTAAATCTGTTGACTAGGCTTCTTCCTGCCTCGCGAGGCGGGAAGGCCTTGGGTGCTCGCATGGCTTGCTCATGCTGGCGCTGTCCGGTCATTGTTGGCGCAATGGCCGGTCGCCTTCTTTCTTCCGAGGTGCTTTTACTTCTGCTGCCCCTCCTTAATTGCTATAACTTTTATCCTGACAGCCCGATGGTACCAATATTCAAATTTGCCCATGTCCAGCTGTGCATTGCTGTTGATAAGCCGGCAGAAAATCAGCATGGCAATTACTCCAGGTAAATAGAGAAACTGGAACCACCAGGCAATCTGGAGTTCTATGGTGATTGTGTTGCTTGTCATCGATCACCCGCATAGATAGATACATGCAATCTGCTTGGTTGTTTCTGATTCATCTGCCCAGGTGACGGGCTCCATGGCCTTTGCGACCACGACGCGCATATCAGATCCGGAATAGAGCATTCCTTTTCCAAGGGTTGAGCTGGATGTGATCAGGTCACCCACTTCAATATCGCCGCCTTCGTCACAGATGTTTATCTGGCCTTCACCAACGCCATTTACAGATGCAAGGTAATAGAGGTTTGATTTATTGACATATTCTTCTTCTGGCATTAACCGCATCGAAACCGGGCCAACATCTTGCTCTGGCAGTTCCTTAGTCCATACAATTACTCCGAAGGTGTCTTTTGATGCCGGAGAATCCTGCACCTCAATACCTAGAATCGTGTTAGATACTCCCCTTCTTGCGATGACAAGCCCAGCTTTTACAATGTCTCCAGGTTCATAAGGAGGGCCAATTTTGGGTAGTAAGGCATCATGAGCGCCTGTGAATGGGCCGTAGTTTGTTCCAGCTCCAGAAGCATAGAAATCATAGGAGGGGCCAATAGATGTAGCTGCCTCGCAGGCAGTTCCACCATATGAAGTAGCATATACGCCTCTACCGTTTTGGGAGTGAGACCCACGCACCCCTACAGAGCCAGCAGATGTCCCAAGAGCCCTACCTTCTACTCCATTGCTGTTAATAGATCTTCCGAGTATTCCTGCTTTGGAGTAGCTCCCACCGAATATTCCATTTCTGGTCCAATTCGAGGAAGTATTTCCTACCACCAAGTGGCAGTCGTTATAGATACTGTCGTTATCTCCAAGGGTAATAGTTCTGTCAATGGTTCCATTCCCAGTATCATTAAATACCCTGATCTGATCCGTTGCATCGCTAATCTCTGTTCGAGCACCGGTTGTAGATGTTTGTATTGTTCCTCCGGTGATGGTCGTAGCTGTCACAGATGTGCCGTTTATGCTTCCTCCTGTGATAGTTGGGGCACTGATTGATATGCTTGCAGCAACACTCGTCGCCTGAATGTCCCCGCGCACCTGAAGGGTAGACCCGTTCCATGACAGGAAGTTTGAGGAGTCGCCATTCAGGAAAAAATTGCCTGAGTTGTCCATGTAGGTCTGCCACATGGAGCTATCGTAATAGCCCAGATGAGTATTGGTGAGGTACAGACCAGAACCGGCTGGCGCATTACCAAACCGAGCAGGGATGTTGGAAACGTTTGATGACCAGTCAGCCCCAAAAGTGGCAAAACTAGACAACCAATTACTGCCATTCCACCGGTATACGATGTCGTCATCGGTGTCATACCACAGATCACCGACACCCTCAGCAGTTGGAGCCGTGGCCTGATAGAAAGTTGTGACCTTGCCATCGGCTGTTGCTTGGGCTCCAGCAGCATTTGATATGGCCTGGGCAATCTCCGTATCCTGTGAATCAACCCAGCTAGATCCATTCCACCGGTAAACCCTGTTTCCATCGTCGGTATCAAACCACAAATCACCAACACCTGAAGCTGTAGGTGCACCTGTTTGAAAGAATGTTTCGATCTTTCCATCTGCAGTCGACTGAGCACTGGCAGCATCTGATATGGCCTGGGCGATATTTGCTGTAATTGTGGTCGAGGGAACGCCGTTTACGTTGGCAGTGTCGTTTGCAGTGTTGTCAGCCGTTACATCAGCGTCAGAATTGACTATGGGAGTGACAGAACATAGGGCGATATGAAGCTCTGAGAGCCCCATCCCTGTCCAGTTTAGGAAATTAACAGATGCGTACTTTGCCGTAGATGTTGGGGTATATGTTACTTCGGCTGTCTGCCAAGCGGTCGTAATTGCTGCATTCTCGAACCCTATCAGAACAGCTCTGTCACCGCTTACGTTGTAGGAAGGTTCCGCCCCGCCTACACCGCCTTCGCTTACGTGGGTTACTCCGTCAGGCAGCTCGCTGTCATATTCCCCAATCCTTACATAAAGGCCGGATGCGCTGTTTTGATCAGATTTATATCTGAACTTAAGCCTGTATTTTGTTTCTGGCTCGACTCTGAAAGCGGGATAAGCAACGCCGACAGAAGAGTCTGTAGCGCTATATATCTTTATATGGCCAAGAGCCTGGTCAAGATAACTTACAATGCTTGTGCTTCCACCAGAAACAACTCTAACACCTGCAGGCCTGCCATCCTTTGCCACAATCAGGCCTCTTGGATTGGAGTGCATATCCCCGCCATTTGCCGCAACATCATTAAGATCAGGGGCATCTGAAAGGTTGGAGTAACCGCTGCTGTTTCCGGTAAGTGTCACGCTACCGGTAAATATCGCGCCACCGTCATCTTTAACGCCGAAAATTACAGTCCCATTGTCTTCAGCGCTCAACAAATAGACATCCCCACCCAGGCTCTTTGGACCCAATGTGGCTTTAATATTTCCGTTGACAGCCTGGACGATTCCCAAGGTAGTGATAATGGTTGTGGCAGCGAGTGAACCAGTGGCGATCTTGCCGGCGACAATGTTCTCGATCTTCGTGGACGGGATAGCGTCGTTGTCAACGTAAGTGTTAATGAATGCCAAGTCAGCGTTGGTGATCGATGCCCATGGTCCGAGCTCATCAGGTGTAACCAAGTCCAAAGTGGTGGCACCTACTTCTGCATAGCCCCCAGCGCCGAATACGTCATACAACTTCAGCCTGAAATAGTATTGGGTGCCTGTATCGAGACCGCCGATTGTGACTGCGGAGCCGTAGAAAATGCCCCTGCTCGTTGAGCTGTTTTCAGCCACTGGGGTGGAGGTGTCCACAAATACTTCAAAGTAAGCATAATCCTGGTCGGTAGGTGCATTGAATTTTAGAGCAACCGAGCTGAATCTGGGATTAGCTGTCAGACCTGTGGGCGTAGCTGGGGCAGGGTTATCGACCGTGAGAGTGGCTTCGTTACTCTCCTGTCCCTGGTTACCAATGGCTTTTACTTTGACAGTGATTTCCCTGAAGTTACCGTCTTCCAGGTTCTTCTCGCTGCTGTATGTGTATGCCCGGTCGGTAATCTGTTCTGTCCTGACCAGGATGGCACCGTTGTAAATCTGCAGCTGATAGTAAGCGAAGTGCTCTTTCTGGTAGTTATTATCGGTGAATAGGAAATGTGCATCGCGTCCAGTGAACTCGGTGCCACCTTGTTTCAGGGCGATAATGGGCACCAGCAGCGGGAGCACAGTATCTCGGGTTGCAGGAATACTGATATCTTCAACTGTCCACGATCCTGTCTGATAGGACTTGGATCTCAGACCTGACTTTGAGACAGAGAATGCACGGAAGTTATACGTGGAGCCATCACTGACAACTGTCACAGTCGCTTCAGGGGAGGCCGCGCCCACATATGTCCACCCTATTTGACCGTCCAGCTGATAGTAGATCTCAGAATAGCTATAAGCATCATCACCCGGATCCGTGACGCTTATCTCAAGCGTTGATAGGTTACCCTGGGCGCTGGCCGGGGTGTTTGTTGCTTCCTGGATATTGATCGCACTGGGGATCGGTGCATATTTGATCTCTGGCGCTGGTGCAACATAGCCAGTAAGCATCTGCACGCGTACCCAGGCTTCTGAAACGTTCTCTGCCAACCCGGACGCACTCTTTAAGGCTCCGTCGCCGTTAAAGGTGCGATTTGGGGCAAGGTATGTCCCTACGTATTTTGATGCCACGGCATTCTCTATACCGCGATATCGAGGATCCCAGCTTGAGCCAACGGTGTCCGCGATGTGTTTTTTGCCGAGTATGTAATAGGAGCCATCTAAAACTGGGCTTAACCCGAACCTAACAACACAGTTTGATGTCGTGATGTTGGGTGGGTTGTTTTGGCCGTCAACAAGGAAATAGATACCACCAGGGCAACCACCTGCGCCGGATCCTGCTTTTATGAAAGCGGGGGTTCCTGTGCTGATGACTTCGAATGCTTGCCCAGGACTCCCGGCACCTCCGACATTCTTAATTTTACCAGCAGCTCCAATATCCGCCCCGCGAGAAACTACCAACAATCCTGCAGCGCCATCTCCACCTGATCCACCGGGGGCTGTACCGGTATTTATTATTGAGCTTACAGCTTCGCCGCCTCCTGATCCTCCATTACCTTGGATATCAGTAGGAAGTCCCCGAGGAACTCCGTCATTGCCAACAGTAACGTTCAAAAATGGAGGCCAGTCCCGGTCAGGATTAGCAGATCCTTCATTGTTCAAGCTCTGGATTCTGGCCTGTGAATCATCGCCGAACTTAATACCTTTCCCTGCTAATGTCCGACCAATACCTGACGTAGTTCCATCCAATCCACCAACCTTGCCCATATGGCCACCGCCGGTCAGGATCATATCCCCGTTTTCTTGGAAGAAGCCGCGAATCCTCATCTGTACATTGTTGACAATGTTAACCCTGGCGCCTGAATCAACGGTCAAATCTTGGTCGCAATAAAAAATAGAGCCAGAACTTCTAAGGTTACTGCCACCGGTCAAAGTAATTGTGCCTGTTACGTGCGTGACACCACCTACCTCGGTGACTTGGCCAGGGAAGTTTGTCTCGTTGATTTCGGTTCCCGCAGATGAATACCAACTGTCAGTTATTGCGGTACCTGGCTCCTGTGGAGGGATCGCACCAGCTGGCTGACTACTGCCCAGAAGGCGGACGACAACGTCCCCGGTCTCCCAGTCAGTGGAGATCTGTTGGATCTCGAAATTTCGATCAAGGGTTAGTGTGCCGGTTGTATTGGTATAGTCGGCCACGTTCTCCAACTTGACCCGCACGATGTCGCCGACCTCCAGGTCGTTGTTATCTGCCAAAAGGACAAGGGTGATTTCGAGTGGTGGGCCAGCATAGGCATCCCGGAGGGCGTCGAAGTGGTTCTTAATTACATCGAAGCTGTGGCGTGATGAATGTAGGGTCTTGAACTTGATTTCTTTGAGCTTACTGACACCGTGCCTGGTTATCGAATCAGAGTCTGATACAGCATTTACCCGGCGATAGGTTTTCTCGACCGGATCGTAGCTCCACTGGATGGAAATCAGGTTGATAACTGAATCCATATTGTGGGTAAGTTCGCCATAGTCCTTGACGTTTGAATCAACATTGAGTTCGCGGATGTAAGAGCCGCTGGAGTGAATGACAGTCCTTCGACGTAGCCCCATTTCACCGCTTGAATAAACTGGAGAGAAACACCCCATCAGCAGAAGCAACTGTTCCTCGATGTACTTCTTACCATCGACTTTCGATTGTCCACGGACGACGGCGGCAAGCCCCTCATCAAAATTCGTGAGATCCCACAGGTCGGAGCCAATATTTAGAAAGTCGCTGGTACGGATGTATTGAGCGTCGACGCCGAGGTGCCAATGGTCTGGTAGAAACTCGCCGGCATAACCGTATATTGAACCGGTCAGCAGAGCGTACAACAACATAGGCGCAGGCATTTCGAGGTAGACATACTCCTCGATGACCGGCGCATTATCTTTATTTGAGTCGTTTGACTTCTCGATATCCTCAATCAAGTGGGCAGTATCGAGCACACCCCAGGTGCAACCGGTAAATGAATTGGCAGTCTTCCCGGTGTACCGCACAACGCACTTATTAGGGAGCATGATGTAACCGACAGTCTGCCCAGATGCGTCTGTAATACCGGAGGGTGAGACGGGCTGCTTGACCATCTCAAAATCAGATGTGTCATATACTGGAATGGTCGACGCTCCAGCTGCCACAGACTGGCTGAGCGCTGTTTTCTTAACGTCAAAGATGTCTTCCCGGAGCAGGCGCTGAACATCACTGCAGTTGAAGGTGTACTTCCCTTCCTCGTATACGACCTCGCTCACAACTTGCGTGGTGGCCATGATGAAATCAGACCAATCCAACTCAGTGGCACCTACCCAAAAGCGCGCACGCTTGCCTTTCAGGCCTTTATCAGATGAGCTGAGTTTGTCACTCTGCAGGTCAGTCAGGTCGATGTAGGCTGGCGTGCCTGAGCCTTGGATATCCAGGGCATGGAACGTCAGAGATCCGATAGTCGACAGACCTTTATCAGGGGATATCTTCTGGCTGGTACCGGAAATGTTCTGCAGGACACCTTCATAGACTTCACCGGTTAGACCCTGAATGGGTCCGCTGGTGAAATAGACAACATCCGTATTGGCTTCATCAAAACTTAACTCGATGACATAGGCGACATTTACGACATCGAGGCCCCAGGCCCCAACGAAATTGGAGTTATCAGTCCTCACGGATCACCTGTTATATAAAGCGGATTGAAAAGGAGTAGGAAAGGAGTTGGTAGTTGCGGGGATCTGGCGTATAGCCGTTTGAGAGCATTGCAGTTTGAGGCAGTGTCACATTCGTCCACTTACTTTCGAGCGATACGATGCTGAAAGTCTCACCGCCATCGATGGAAGCAAAGAATTCAGCCAGCTGAAATATCTGGTCAATGTCATCTGTGGGAACAGACCGACACTGAAACTCGATATAGCTGCCGTGTCGCAGGGATTTTGAAAGTGTCTGCTTTTTGTTAAATGCTGTGCTGACGATGCTGCGCGGTCGCGGTTGGAACTCTGCCAGCGGGATAGTGATGCTCTTAAAATCGTTCTCTGAGGTGCCGGATGTCAGAGAGCGAAGGGCGGTATATTCAATTATCATCATTCACCCCTTAGATCCTGGCCATTACGGCTTGTATTCGTTACCAGTACAAAGTCGGTGGATTCGATTTGGTCGCGCAGCGGCTCAAGGATTGCTCCAGCGAGTTCCTGTGCGAGCTTCTCCGGGTCACCGTTAAGTGTCGCGCCACTAAAGTCGAAAATTATCTGGCCACGGTTTCCTGTCTCAGATACTGGGCCTAGCGGTTGCTGTGGTACGGTTGGCTGATAGGCGGCACTATTCGCAGAGGAAGACAGAGAGCCCCCGCCACCGAACTGCTGGGATTTGATTTGCTTGATCTGCACCAACGTCGCTGCAGCAGCGGCTGCGGCGAATGCTGCGCCAAGGGGAGGACCACCAAGCTGGGCACCAAAGTTGTATGAGTGGACAACAGCCTCAGCGCCAGCGATCAGGGCATTTGCAATGGCGGCTTTTTTCCCGATCTCAAACAGCTTTTTGTTTTCGCTGTTCATCAGGGTGGACAGGTTGCCAAACACCATCTTCGCGCCATCCAGCGCCGGCTGGAACTGGCTAAACTGCAGCTGCCTCATCACATCTGTGTGGCGACGCTCCTCTGCCTCTAATGCTGCATTGGCTCTTTCCCTTAGTGCCTGGTTCTCTGCTGCCGCAGCTTCGATCAGGGACCGTGTTTCCTCGTACCGTGCCAACTCAGCGGCAAAGGGATTATCTTTTGATGCTTCAGCGGACTGCTCTTCTTCCAGGGCAAAAAATGATTCCTGAATAGCCAGGCTTTCGCTGAGGCGAGCTTCTTCCTTAACTTTCCTTAGCTGTTCCTGGAGCTGGATCTGTTCTTTGAGGCGCTCATTGATCAGTTCCTGACCTCGTGTCTGCGCCTCCAGGAATCCCAGCTCAGTGTTTTCTACATTGGCATTCCGGATTGCCCTGATACCCGATTCGTAAGCCTTGTTAGCCGCCTCCTGACTCTTGATCCGCTCCTTGATTAAACCGTTGAGTACTTCCTCACCACGTTTAGCTGCATCGATAAATCCGAGCTCGGTATTTTCGACACTGGCATTGCGGATGGCGCGCAGGCCTTTGACGTATTCATCTGTCGAGCTCCCCACACCTTTCAGGGCTTCGTCGACATCCTTCAGAGCCTTCTCCAGCTGCTCTTGAGCATCGGCGGCATCCTTTGCAGCGCGCACCTGCTCTGCGAGTTTTGCGGCTATCTCAACAAATGCAGGGGAGGTGTTGCGGGCTTCGACACCAAGCTTGGCAACGACTTCCTCAAGGTTGTTTAGGTTGTCAGTGGTGGGAGATAGCCTGGCTGTTGCAATAGCATCAATGAATAACAGCGCCTGATCTCTGGATAGGCCGAAATCCTCTTGGAGCTCTACTAATTCTTCCCGAAGTTCGGACACCCCAAGAATGGCCGCTGCGTAGTTAGTACCGCCCTGGTTCTCAACCTCAGCCAACACTACAGCGACATCTTTGCCGGCTTGCTCAAGTGCAATTAACTGGTTGACCGCATCATTGATATCAGTCTCGAACGCACCGCCAAAACCATCCTCAAGGGTTTCTTTTAGGGCTCCCTGTGCTTCATTGAATGCCTTGGTGGCATCCACCAGCCCCCGGGAGATTTCTAACTGAGCAGATAAGCGGGAGGCTCGAGCGAGTTCCAATACTTCATCTGTAAGCTCCCTGGTTCCGCGCTTGGTTGTCTTCAGGACAGAATCCAAACCTTCCAGCGCATCCTCCAATCTCTCGGTTGCTGTGCTGGATTCGAATAGAGCAGGGAGGAAAGCGGTACCAAGGGCAGCACCAACGGCGATAAACGCACCAATGACCGCACCACCAGGACCGAAGATGCCCGCGATTTGCGAGCCCTGCTGACCCAGCGCTACCATCAGGTTGGTGCCGGATTGCAACTGGACGGCAATATCCTGAACCTGGAAGCCTAACTGACCAACTGCGCTCCGCATTTTCTTAGTGGAGGCTGCGGCTTTCTTGCTCGCTTGGTCGATTGCACCCATCTCGGATGCCATCTTTTTGTTGGCCCGGTCAATCTTCTGCGCGGAGGATTCATACTGAGCAACCTGCTGGCGCAACTCGCGCTCAGAGTTAGTTGAATCCAACTCCAGAGTAATTTTGAGCTTTTCTTTAAACGGCACTTTTCGCCCCATGAAGAGTTGCAATCACATCGGAGCCAGACTGTTCAACCCGTTCCTCTTTAAAGAAGGGCATGAACATCGATGGCTTGACGGGTGGTTTGCCTTTGGGAATTTGGATGTTGATGAGTGCAGATGTCTGCATTCCGGCGCGGAGATCGTCTCGCGTGTAGTCCCACGGTTGCCGGTTGAATTCAGCTCGCCAGAGGTCGTATTCCCAGGCTGGCATCCCTTCCAGCATTTCAGTGAGGGATCTCCATCCGAGTGTTCTGGCAAGTAGGAGCTGGAACTGTAGATCCGGGGACTCTTCTATTCCTTTTCGGGCGAATCCTCGGCGCTGATCTTGTTCAAGCTCAGTGCTTCATAGAACATCGGCAGCACTTCGGATGGGTGTTCCGCGCCAAAGTCGTCCCACTCATCCATTGTCATGACAGGAATTCCGTCGCCATCTGTAACGGCCACAGACAAAAGGGCGGGGACGTAGTATTCCTCCCCCTTCTGATTGGATGTCATAAACACTCGCTGACGCTCGGACAGCTTTATTTTCTTGAGGAATACAGTACCCAAAGGGGTGTTAGTTTTACGCTCGGTCAGGTTCATGATGCATACCCTGTCAGCACACCACTGGCGCTGATGCTTACGTTTGTAGTTACCAACCCTTGAGCGGATCCGCCTGGGTTGAGTGCCGCAGATACAGTCCCGTAGAAGTAGACTTTTTCCCCTGAAGGGAAGGTGATCCGGAATGCCCGCTCGGCGTTGGTGTTCGATGCTGCCTTTGCAGCCAACAGAGCTGGGTCAGATACAGACCAGTGTGAGGTGAAGCTGAACTCAGAGGGGCTTACTGATGTTGCTGCCTGGGTTTTTTGCTTCTGGTGAATGGTTGTGGTGTCGGTGTACTCAGGCTCGCCCCCTGAAGCATTTACATCGGTAAATGTCGAGAAGGTTGTACCAAAGGTAACGACCTGGAATGTACCTGAGCTGAAGTCGTCATAGTCGCTGGTGTCTTCCCCTTCCAGCTCAAATGATCCAGCAGCTGCGTTGGCCACCCTGAACAAACGGGCATTAACCTGGGACATACCTTGTGCTGTAACGAGAACAATATCCCCGTCACTTGGATCAGCTCCGGCATGGGTCACCACACCTGGACTGGCTTTAGAAATAGCGGAAATAGCGACGGCTGTTGCAATGGCAGATTGCATAGCAACGCCTACGCCCGACCAATAAGTGGACATGAAAGCACCTCCTACGGTGGTGAAACTAATCGCTGTATTTGATGGTGAAGCGGTGGGTTATTCCTGGCGTGCCGTCGTCGAGGTCGCCGTACTCGTAACCGGCATAGGCGATGGCACCTAATACCGATCTGAGGGTGGAATCAGTGAGAATGGATGTCCGGATCTGGTCCGCGACGGTATCGAGATCTGAGTCATCTGCGAGTTGCTTGTAATAAGAAACGTACAGAAGTGCCTCGGTTGAAAAGGTCAATCCCATGACCGGCTCTACATCACCCTGAGCCACAAATACTTGCACGAACTCTTTGTCGTTGCGGGTATCTGATCTGCGTGATGTATAGGTATTGCCGGAATAGGAGAGGGCGACAGTATCTTTAACGGCCTGTCTAACCTGTTCTCTTGTTGGCATATTTGGTTGTCCGGAAGTTGAACTCTTGTGCGAGCACCTTGGGGTAAACCTGCTCCATGCTGCGCTCAATTTCCTTGATGGTTTCTTCGTCTACTGTGTTGGATATGTCGACGCTCAGTCGGCGGATGGGGTACCGCTTGCTGGTCTTACGCTCCCAGGCGTGAAGCTTCCTGTTCTTTCTGCTGACGCCCACGAATCCTTTCGGGAACACATGCGAGCGAGCTTTGACTCCGTATCGTTTTGTGCGCCCGCTCTTGAGCCGGGTTACACGCCGGGCTCTGGTGATTTCACCTTGGGTCATCATGTTTATCACCGATATTCCACGGCGATAGACAGTCACCCTGGCCCGCAGCTTTCGAAAGGTCGCTTTGCCCAGGAAGATCCGCTCAGATATGAGCTTCTGCTGAACATCTGCACGCGCGGAGATTGACTTCTTAAGCTTTGATGCTGCGTGCTCTATCGTTCTGTTGGCAGCACGAACGTGGGAGGCCTTTGTCTCATCGTTTACGATTGCCTCGATCTTGCGATTTAATCGGGTAATCTGTTTGGACAGGGATTCAGACAAGTAACACCTCAAGGTAAATCCGGTGACCATCGTCTGAAAGAATGGATACCACTTGAAAAGTGCCATCACTCAGTTGGAACTTATCACCCTTGGTAACGGTCCCTACCTGTTCCTTGAACACGCTGATTTCGTAATCAACCCGATAGACTTCACCGTACTGATTGGTTCTTTCCACATCCCGGCTGAGGGAAGCCTGAACCAACGAGGTACCGTTAAACACAGCATCTTCGCCAAACACTTTATTGAAAGCAGGCTCCAATGCTTTGGATATAACCCGATCAAAGAGACTAGCCATGATTCACCAAGATAAAGCGGCCAAGAGGCCGCTATAGGGGGGAGTGTTGATTAAGTCCGTCTGCCGCGTTGCAGCATCTTCGGACGGCTGCAGAGAGCTGTGCAGTAGCTGTACACCTCGATATCGGCGTACATATTGCGCTTCGTGTCAGGGATGATCATCGGATAGACTTCCTGCCCTCTCTTTCCGATCATTTCGAAGGTTTCCCCAGGGCTGTAAATCATTTGGAATACACCAGGTGCATTCACAGGGAAGAATTTAACCTTATCGGTTCCCACTGACACAGTGGTCCCATCGTCTGTACCACGGTAGTTTGTCCATTCGATACCACCGTAGCGGAATGACTCATAAGCGATGCCATCGCGCAAATCCGCTGCTTGCTGAGTGTTGAGGTAGGTTTCACGCACCTCTGGATGGGCGGTCAAGTCATCCCAGAAATTATCACCACAGTAGGCTCGAACAAACGTACGGCCAGGAATCCATGCACCCTTGGCGGCTTTCATCATTTGACGCACCACTTGGCTACATTTTTTTCGAATTGCACCGCTGGCCGGAGATGCGTTATCCAAATCAAAATCGATTTCCGTATCTTGGGTGACACCAAATTCGGTAAACCAGTTGTAGATCTCGCTGGTGCCATCAGCATCCAATACCGAGCCCTGGATACAACCCAACATATGGTTTTCCCACGTAAGCTCTAAATCCCTGATTAGTCCGTCAGGTCCGTTCAGGCGATCTGCCACTTCCATTTGCACCTGAGCGACTTCCGTTTCGCTACCAAATGCGCGGATATCTGCCAACTCAGAAGCGGTAATGCGATCTCCTTTGGCCAGTCGAACTGTCTCAAATGGACGTGCTTTGCGTTTTTGGCGATCACGCTGTTCCAGTGGCTCGCCCCGTTTTGATGTTTTAACCAAGCTCAATACACCGTCTTTCTCTTCGATATAGAAATGCTTGGTGCGGATGTAACGCGGTGTGAAGATACCAGAGTTACGTAACATGGAAGGAAGGAAATCCACCTTCCTGAACGCATTCGCCATAGTGGTGACACTGAATGCATCGTTGTTGAAAATATCTATTGTTGCCATTTGTTGGCCTCCAGAAACGAAAAAACCCGCCGAAGCGGGTTAATGAATTTGGTGATTAAGAAGGGAAGAACTTAGCGGACGATAATCCCCAAGGCTGCGAGCTCGGTGATGGCAGTTGCCTTCTCGTTATCGGTGATGCCGTCTGGCCATTCCAAATCATAGCCATTGACCTCGCAATCTCTTACATGTGCCACGGCGTCTGCGGTGGTGCCCGTCGCGATTACAGCGTCAAACAGAACACCTGCAGCAACGTCGACATCTGCAGTGGTAGATGAGGGGTCGAGTTGTTTGTAATTCCCTGTGGAAGCCACCTTGGCAATAACGGTACAAGCGCCCAGGTCTTCACCGTCGATTGTGACTCTTTCGCGTGAGCGGCAGCCATTGGCCTCGGATACGATATATTCTCCGGCGTGGCGGCCTTCGGTTAATGTCGCCATTATGAGTTACCTCGTGTAGTGGATTGAATGGCTGTATCCCAGCCGTTTGACTCCGCTCCAGGAGCGGTATTCTTTATTGCGCGATCCCAACCCTTTGAATGGTCTTCATTCGCTGCAATCGGGTTGTGTGCAGAGTTGATGCTCGTCTCTTCATCTTCGTCAGCCATCGCCTCTTGCAACTTGATACCCACGGCCTCAGCTGACAAGCCTTCGGCAATATAAGCGTCCGCCTTGTCATCAGCACCAGCGATCTTGCAGAAAGTGGTAATGGCCTTCGCAGCATTGAGGCGTTGTTGAACTTGGTCGATAGAGGCTTTCTCGCGGATCAGCTTTGCCCCCAGTTTTGGGTAGCCAGCATCTGCACACATCTCTGTGATAGCTGCGGCATCTTCGGCGCTAAATGCTGATGCTTCAGGTTCTGGTGTAGTTTGTGGCTCTTTTTCCTCGGTATCAGGGGTGTTGTCTTCAACCTTTGGCGTTGAGCTGGTTTCAGTGGACATTTGAAATGCTCCTTTACTGGATTTCTTGGAGTTCAGATGGTCTGCAAATTCATCAACAGCGTCATGGCCGTTAATGAGTTGGTCAGCGAATCCGATATCTACAGCTTCGCCGGCTTCGAAGACGGCAGCCTCGGTATTGAGGACAGCCTCGAGTGAGATGCCGATATTGTTTGAAACGATGGTTGCAAACTCTTGGCGCATCGAATCTATAGCTTTCTGGTACCGGTTCAGAACTTTGTCTGGTAGATCTTGGTATGGGTTGCCGTCAGCTTTGTGTTTGCCGGAATAAATCAAGGTGACCTTTCTACCTGCGTTCTCCATTTCCTTCTCACGGCTCACGTGTGCCATGATCACCCCAACTGAACCCGATACACCTGTCTGTGTAATTAACCGGCGCTGTGCGGCGCTGGCCAGGGCAAATCCGCCACTTGTCGCCTGGTCGTATGTCAGTGCCCAAATGGGCTTATCTTTTCCAACGCGCTTCAGGACCTCCACGCAGTCGAAACAGCCGGACACTTCACCACCAGGTGTATCCATGTCGAGCAATATGCCTTTTACCTCTGGATCTTCTGCCGCTGCCATTGCCCGGGCCACAAGGCCGTCATAGCCGGTCATACCTGAGTAAGGCTGGAGGTATCCATGCTTATGCACCAGCGTCCCTGACACGGGCAAAACAGCGACACCTCGGTGGAGCATATAAGGTCTATGTCTATCCCGATCAGATGAAAAGCTGGCGGCTTTTGCTCGAAGTTTTTCGCCAACCAGTACTTCACCTTCTGGGGAGCTCAACTCAACGATATTTAGCCGCGGTGCAATGGCTGAGAAAAATACCTTGGCGTAGCCAGGATCAACCGCCAGAGGCTTACCAAATACTCTGGCAGCTATGTTTATAAAATCGGGCATGGTTATTCCTCTGATTTGTCTTTCCCGGATCCGTTTGAGGTAGCAGAAGTGTCAGTCTCATAGTTGAGCCCCAAATCCTTTTCCCTGGCTGAGTCTTCAGCGTTCTGGCGATCAACTTCCTCGGCATCCTCGCCTTGCTCCGCAACAATGGCGCTGCGTGATTTGAGGCCAGCTTTCTTCTGCAGGATCTTCGACTGAACATCCTGGACGGGATGTAAGTAATCCCAACCATCTGGACGCCACTCGCTTGATTGATATTTCTTGCGGTTCTCCAGGTAGTCTGGGGCGTAGAGCTTGCCCGCTAACACAGCGCGGTCAATGAAGGCAGACCAGACCCTTTCGCAGATCTGGGGAATGGTGTACAGCCACTGGGTGTGTTCGAGAAGACGACGATATTGGTTCAATATGGCGCGTAACGTCCTATCGTTAATTGCGCTCATATCGCCAGTCATGATCTCGTAAGGGACTCCCAATGATGCAGCGATGGCAAGAAGCTGCGCACGGATGAAATCAGCGTAACCATCGCCAGCCTTGTCTCCATCAAATAACGTGGCCGACTCACCAGGTAATGCCGTCATCCATGTGCCTGGCTGAACATCTGTGACTGGGGCGTCGTCGAATTCTTCCAGTGGCTCACCAGTGAAGGGATCAAACTTGTAATCCTCCTCACCGTAATCTGGGCGGGTGAACACACCAGTATATGACGACCTGGTTTTCTTCCGATTCAGCTCAGCGTCGTCATACTCATCAAAGTCTTTCGCTTTAATGAGGGCTTGGACTGTCGCTGGTATACCTCGGATTTGGCCAGCTCTGAGCGGAGTGAAATGGTGAATGATCTGATCCGCAGGGATATCAGCCAGCTGATCAAATCTATCTCCATCGAATTCGCCAGGGTGATTCCGATACATCCTGTAATGGGTGCGGCGACCGATTGTGTCGAACTTCACCCCGTGCTTAATTCGCCTCGAAAGATCTGTGTCTTCCATTGGACAGAATTCTGACTCCAACACCTGGAGCTGTAGGGGAACTGTTAATCCGTCGCTGGGCCTTCTGTCCCTGAATCTTAGGAATATCTCACCAGCCTCTCTGCGGCCTCGAACCATCATGGCCAATATTCCGGCGAAGTTGGTTATTCCATCTGCATCGCATTCTTTTACAAAGTCTTTCCATAGATCATTTGCAGCAGCTCGAAACGCTTTATCAGGTGCCGCGCTCCGACCAGTGATACCGGTCCCGATTTCATCTGCAACCCAATTATTCTGGGCAGATGCAATCCAAGGATTGTTCCGCGCCATATCCCTGGATCTGTTTCTCAGGGACGTCAGGTTGTTGGTGTTTATTGAGTTGGGGCCTTCAGGGGTGGGCCTCCATGTCTGAAGCCTGCGCCCATATCGGGCACCCTCATAGGCTGATTGAGAACGCTCCCTTAAAGAGCTGGTCTCTGAAACTATCCACGGATTGGACATTTACAACCCCTTGCTATGGCGCACCCGTATCGCTCTTGGGCGCTTGGTTGTTGAATTCTTGGCAGAGAGTTCTGCTCTTATGTTTTGGATAGCTCGGTAAAGCTGGTTTGTTGACTGGTAGGTAACTGATCTGCCGTCTGCGTGCTTAACGGTCAGGACGCCCATTGCGTAGGCTTCTTCAAGCTCAGCCAGTTGAGTGGTTGTGAATGCCATAAGATTTACCGGTATCTATAACGGGTTTGACGTTTGCGGGTTGGGCGGGCTTTCGGCTTGACTTCCTCGACCTTTTCCAGTGACCGCACTATGTCTGGGTTTTCTTCCCATGAGCGCGCCCAAGGGGGAGGGGAGTCCCAATCGATTTTGTGAGCCTTCACCTTTTCATGGCGCATGGCACCATATGCATAGACAAAGAGGTCAAAGGCTTCATTGTCGCCCCGTCCAGGCTTTTCCCATTTACCATCTGGCATCCTGACTTCGTAGGTGAGTTCATCGAAGAACCAGGATCCTAACCAGTCGGGGAAGTGGCAGTAGTTGGGGCCTGGCTCATCCCGCCAGATGTTGTTGTTAACAGCATCTTTAAACTGGTGGGTGTTCAGGATGTAGATCGGCACATCACCCTTGCTTGAAGCTTTCCGGTCTTTCCGCTTTGTGTTATCCGGGAATGACTCAGAGAACAACTTGGCGTTTACCTGGGATGCACCTTTGACCAGCATGAATCTTCGATGCAGGCCGTCCTTGCGAATTTGCCTATAGAACTTATAAGCGTTGTCACTGACACCGTCTTCACCACCCATGTCACAGGCGGTCATTTTGATCGGCATGTAGCCAGAGCCATCTGCCAGTGGATAGACCTTCTTGATTACACCATCAATCAGCTGGTCCCAATCTTCCAAATATTGGGCTGGGTTGATGGGTTCGAAATCACCCTTATCGTTTTTCCGATCTGACCATTTGATATTGAAACGGTCTATCAGGGAGCACTCCAAATGCTCTCCAAATCCATGGACCTGAACCACAAAACGCTTTTTCTTATTCTTGAGCTTTGAGCCTGCCTGGACGTCAACAGATGCGATAAGGAAACGGACACCTTCCGGTACAACTCCTTTTTCCCAGTGTTCTTTGCGATCATCAAAGACACTGGCATCTCGATCATTCTGCCGACTGCGGGACAGATATGGCCGACCTTGGTCAACGTTGATCGTCGATTTCAGCGCCTCTTCATCACCGGTGCGCTCGTATTCTTCCTCGGCCTGGAGTAGGGCAGTGATCTGCGAAACCCAGGTCTGGTAAGCCGCGACCGGGCCCTCAAACCAAAAGGATGCAATTGTTGATTCCCGCCCCTTTCCGACAACTTCGCCATCTTTAGTAAGTGACTGACCTTCCTTTAACCAGCGCTGGTTATCTTTAAGTGTTGGCCGATCACTATAGTCATGCAGGTGACCGCAGTGGGGACACCCGAGCTTGACTGTCTTAGCTGTTGCTGCCGGATCCCCCTGATCTACAGTGTTGTAAAGCTCCATTGTGGGCTGGAACCATTCTTGACACCCCAGGCACTGCCAATATATGCGCCGGCGATCACCCCGGTTATAGATCCCCATGATGCCCTTGCAAGGTGGGGCCTCGTGTGGTCGGTCTGGGTTAGGGTTCCAGCTGGGGTCCAGGATCTCAAAGCCTGGAGAAGACTCAATGAAGGTCATGCCAGCCGACCGGAATGTCGTATTCCGCTTTTTCAACAGCGTGAACAGGTCACCTTCACCATCGACGTTATCCGTTTCACGTCGGTCATAGTCCGTTGCGGCACAGAATTTAAGGTCTCTGGATGAGATCTGCTTAATGGATGGCCATCCTATTGAAAGGATGTTCCCAGCTTTGAACACCTTGTCGAACGTGTTGTCGTCGTTCGCCCGGGTAGAAAGCCTGCTCTTGAGCTCCGGGGAGTGTCTGATGAAACGATCTACACGCTCTTTGGAGTACTTCCGGCCAAGATCCTGGCTTGTGTGTACTACCAGCATGTCGCTTGGATCGCATTTGATCCCGTATGCTAGAAAGCCGTCGACAGTTACGGTTTTTGAACTCCGTGCTGGACCGGCCAAGACCACCGCTTCATATTCGCGGCTGCTCATGCACTCCATAACTTCTTTCATCTCTGGCGCGAGACTGCAGTCGTATTCCCGCCAGGTACCGTCTGGATATTGGACCTTCAGATATTTGGTAGCGGCTTCGTATACAGTGACGCGCTCAGGCGCTCTCACCAGTGCCGTTACATCCTGCCTTATCGCAGTCGCAGATCCGTACATCGAGTTCGTCCAATTTATCTGCCGCCTTGTTGCGGACTGAATCAATTACCTGTTGAACGTGTTCGACTCCACGGCCATCGAGGTTGCAGATCCGTTCCAGGTCATCGGGTAAGCAGGCAAATGCTGAAACAAGTGTTTTGACCATTTCCGCCATCTCTGCCCTGGATTCCTCCGCCTTTACCAGGGTGCCTTGGATTTGGAGTACCTCATCTCGTTTGAGCGTCCCTTCATACCATTCCTTCCTTTCCTTGGTAGGCAGCTTTTCAGGGTCGAAATCTTCGTCGCCAGGATTGATGGCATCATCTTCCTTGAACAGGAATGGGGCGATTTCGTGGATGGCGTAGACGGGGTGGCCGTTCTTTGATCCGGATGGAAGAACCCCGGAGAGAGCTATTTTTTTACTGACCGTATCGCGCCCCATCTTGAACGCTTCAGCTATCTTCCGGATTGACCACTTGTAGGCGTCAGCGGTATTGGCGACTTCACCATAGGCCATAGATTAAATCGGCGCGATTTCTACAATAATCGTCCTGGTCAGGGTCCGAGGGTTACTGTCTGGCTTGAGCTCGCTGGTGGTAATTGTGTTGGCCAGCTCCACTTCTGAGAGTGTGCCAGGGTTCTCAAGCCATACTTTGGTGATGGGGCTTTGATAGGAGCCGTCTTGGATAGTTGCGCCGCTGGATGCAGCCCAAGATGAGCCTGTAATAGTCTCTCCATCTGCAAGCTTTGGCGACCAATCGAACCCGTAAGAGTCGTCATCGTCTTTATGTGCAGGAGAGACTCTTGCCGGCTTCTCTCCGTCATGAACTAGCAGAGCCATCAGACTGTATCGCCGCCAACAACAGGAACTGCTGTGTCACTCGAAGATGCAGCAGAACTGTTCACGGTGCGGCGTAGCCAGATGGCTTTGTGTTCACCTGCTGCCAGGTCACCAATTGACAGTCCGCTGGCTTTATCTGCTGGTGCAGAGAATGTAACACCAGCTGGTGCAGTATCTTCATCACCAACCGTTTGCTCTGTGCCATCAATCGCGCTGGTTCCCAACCCGATATCGAGAGTCGTATCAGCGCTCGCGGTATTAGAGCTAATCCAAGCCGCAGCACTTACCAATGAGTCTGTACCATTAGTGTTCTCAACGTAGATACAGCGGTATTCCACATCGCCAGCAGATGCTTCAGAGCTTGAAACATCGTCAAAAAGGGTATTTGGATCAACCTCGACAGAGGATTTCGCGCCACCCAATGAGGCAGCAGGATCAGAGTTTGCAGCACCACCTGAGAGGTAGTATTTAATTTCGGCTTGTAGTACAGGCATCTCAAGACTCCACTGTAACGACTCGTTTTGAATTCAGAACTAGAACCAGATTTCTTGGCGGGGTGAAGGCATCGGATTGAACTGTCCATGACAGGTTGAGGGCTCTTTCTACAGACCCACCTACTAACCAAGACAAAGACATTTCGTTATCAACAGACTGGAAAACGTCCCATTCGACCTGAAGGGAATTGCTGACCGCTCCGAAGATGGACCAGCCCATCATCAGGCCCTGGTCTACGGCGTTGTATACACTCCATGAGAGAGTTGCCCTTTGGGAAACTGCATTGAATACATCCCAGCCCAGTGAAAGTGATCGTGAAACTGAGTTCGGGCTCTCGACTGACCATGCGAGGGGGATGCTGCTCTCAACAGAATTCAGCACAGACCAACTGATCGATGATCCATTCTGAACAGTGTTGTAAACAGGCCATGACAAAGCCAGGCTTTGCTCTACCACGTTATAAACTGTCCATGACGTAGATAGCTCGGCTTCAACCCCGTTATAGACATTCCAGTTCGGGGACAGTGATTGCTCTACTTCTGAGCCAACTGCCGATGCATAACGTTGATAGGTCCGATAACCAACCGTATCAATGTCGGTGTCTGTTTTTAGGTGCAGGCCATCGCCAGTTACATCGACGTCAATGTCTCTGTTAGAAGCAGTGATAAAGGCGTGTGGATTGCTTGCCGCAACGGCTTCTTGAGCGAGCCTGATAGGTTCCTGCCCTGTAGTAGTACCGTTACCGTCACTTGTGGAGTGGATCGTCTGCATGGCGACAATGATTGTGATCGCGCCAAAGTCTGCATAGATGTCGTTAACGAGCTGATTCAGGTCTGTCTCATAATCAGCAGCCAAGTCGGTATCGTTGGAGTTGCTTTCGCCCTGGTGGAAGATTACTACATCAACCCCACCTACTTCATTGACCCTTCTGGCGAATGATGTGTAAAGGGCTCCACCTTTCTGCCAAACGCCTATTTTTGTGGCTCCAAGTGGGCATGGAACAAAGCCCAATGGCTCACTATTCCCCGCCATGGCATGGTGCGCAAACCGGAGCATGAAGGAACCTGCCGCACCTGGATCAGCCGAAACAGTATCAACCTGGTCGACGTCAGAGTCCCAGGCGTCCTCCAACTCTTGATACAAGTCAGCATTAGTGAACAGGAGATGCCGCTCACCTCCTGCACCACGTGCATAAATCTGCAGGTTGTCACCGCGCCCTGAGCAGTTTGATTGCCCTATACCCGCAATCACTCGAACTACAGAGATGTAATTGGCAGTTGCTGTGGTGTCGGTGTCGTCCGCCAGCCTGACTTCGACAGAGTGATGGCCCTTTGCCAGCACAGTATCAAACGAGTAGGGGCCGGTTGACGGTGAAGAAATGGCCGTTTGCCAGGATCCGCCATCCAGTCTGTATTCAATGGCACTGGTGGAGACGTTCAGCAAACCTGATACAGGAACTGTGGCAGTGCCTCCAACTGAACGCCTGAATACATAGTCGTTGATTGTCAGTGGCACTTCAGGAGCCGTGACAAATCTCACGTTATCAAGACTTGGGGCGGTGCCGCTTGCCCTCATTCCCATCCTTGTCGCGGATTGAAGGAATGATGAGGAATGTGTAAAGGCCTCGACTTCGTTTATGTGGGCAGTGATATCGGGTCCGTCGAGTGTGACCGAGACATCATAATCATCAAACCGCCCAAACGATGGAATTACATAGCTTTGGACAGATGTCCATGCAGATGACTGTCGGCGATATAGTCTGAGTTCCGCTTCGGAAGACGACAAAATATAGATACAGACAAGCCAGAAGTTGCTTGTGTCTGAGTACCGGCAGACCAACCCATAAAACCCAGCTGAATCACCACCAGAATTGAACTTGGCGGTCAGTGTCCCGTCAGAGGCTTCAGCATCGAATGTTGAGACCCATTTCGCTCCAGTGGGGCTTGATCCTGTTGCCTGCAATACGCCTGACGCGGCGGTGAACTGGCCATTATCTTCTGTCCAATCAGCAGGGAACTGGAGATCATCAAAGGTGTAGTTTTTTACACCATCAGGTAGGACATGGCTTGCTGTAAGGGATGCGGTGAAAGGTGCCAATGTGGCAACAACATCTGCCGACCCATCCGGAGGAATGAAGGATGCTTGTATTGCCGCAGTAAATGGGGACAGCGTTGCAACAAGGTTATTTGATGAGGCAACGAATTCCCATTGAGAATCATCTGTCGGAAAGTTGGTCAGAGTTCCGTCAGTCGATCCATTGCCAAGACTGTCAGCGATGGTCGAGCCGGTGCCCTCATTTACCGGATATAGCCGACTATTCGAACCGGTGTCAGTGTCCACGAGTTCCAACTCATGGAGCTTAAATTGACCATAGGTTGCTGAAGAACGACGACCAATCCATTCAAAGGAAAAGGCGCCAGATCCATCGGTACCAGAATCGACCAGCTGTGGACCGGATCCTGAATCAATATACAGCTCCGAGGTGTAGTCAAATCCGTTGTAATCGACAATGACATGGAGCTCATATACAACCCCAGTTTGCCAGGTGATACCAGAATTGAAATCTACGCGGTGAGATGATCCGCCACCCTGGACCCTGACATCAGGCGAGCTGCCGGGATTTACATAAAGCCGTTTGTTCGAGCTGCTTGAGTCACCCAGAATATAGGTGAGCGCCAGCGCGGATAACTCGAACTTGACCCGGATCTCCCATCGTTCACTCGATGGTGTCCATGTCGGCATCACAACATGGTCGTTGGAGCCGTCGAATATTAGAGCGTATTCAGCCATTAACCAGCCTTACGGTACTTGGAAGGTCGCTGAACTGATTGGTAATGTGCCGCCTGTTACCAGTGACGTGTCATCCATGGTCATGCTTTCACCGCTTGCTGTTAGGCCCACAGAACCATTCCACATAACAGTGTCGTCTGATTTACACATATCGTATTCAGCGGCAGTACCATCAGCGTCCACGCTACTGTCTTCCGTGATGGCGTTAAATGTCAGAAGGCCGTTAACAGCTGCTGGAGCAGAAGTGGCAGAAAGCGGACAGGTGCCGAGAAGGGTGCGGCCCGGGGAGGCGGTATATACCTTGATATTACCTCCGTCCAGTTCCCGCGCGATGTTGTCGGCAACCAAGTTTTTACCATAGGTGCTCAGGGTTACTTCGGTGCTCATTAACCGTGAACCTCAAGTTATTTAGTTAATGTGAAAGAGCGCTTCCCTTGTGGTCGATCTACTCGGCATTCCTTGCAGCCGTGAGATTTGATGATGGAGCCTATCTGCGTTCTTACGCGGCGATTGAAAGCTGCCTGGTCTTTAACTATCAGGCCCCTGATTTCTGCTATCTCGCCGGCAACCAATAGAACGCAGATCCCAACATACTCGGATCGGGCCTCGAAGCTTTGTCCGTCTGGATAGATTCGCAGAACCGATATCGAGTAATTTATGGGGCTGGTGCTTGAGATGAGGATCTCTTCGTGGACGGAATACATGCCATACCTCGCTATCCGGTACGGCTATTAACCGGAGATAGCTAATCTTTGTTCAACATGTGATTGTGGTATTCCTCTTTGAGCTTGAATTCCTTTCTTTTGTAATACCAATTTACGCAGAAAGTCGCTGCAGCCAGTCCAAAACCACCCAGTGCCAGCCACTGATTGAAGGTCATGGAACCAGCCACTCCGATACCAACACTGGTGAAATATGAGGCTGCTGTGGTTTTATCTGGGATCACTTGTTCATCACCTTGGGGATAATCTTTTCTGCTGAACGCCCGACGACATATCCACCGAGGCCAATCTGGAGCAAGGTCCAGGCCTGGTCAGCCAGGCGGAAAGTCAACAAGCCAAAAGAGTCACACACAACCAACGCCAGGAAAGTCAGCATCGTAATCGGACGCCAATTGCGCTGGAGCCAGCTTTGTCCCTGAGCCTCTGCCTGAATGATTGAGGCCTTGATCTTGGCCAGTCTCATCTCATATTCGAGAACTTTACCGAGTAAGTTGGATTGCGCTCCAAACAGAGCATTTTTTATTTGGGCCTTTTCTTCATCGGATGTATGGAGTTCATCCACTAAGTCCACAGCTGGCTCAAAAATGCTTTTTATGAAACCGAATACATTCACGGCAAGCTCCTACAATTGGCAGTCCCAGGCAAACCATCCACCTGCACGAACTCCCAGGTACATGAGGCCAGACTTCAATCGACTAACCCCATCGAATCGTAACGCCTCATAAAACAGGGAATCACATTTGGCCCGGCTCAAATTTTTGTTAGCCAGGTGTCCACGGATCGAATATAGGAAGTCGTGCAGAATAGCAGCCCTTCTAACACGAAAATCGTCATTAGAAACAAGCCACCGAGCAGTAGCAGGGATTGAAGCAAGATCGTGCCGGAAGCCCTTTTTAACCGTGATTTTATATCCATCTCTGCATGTCCAGATTAGATTCTCTTTAAGCATCCATGATGCTGCACCACGTATGCTTGATTGGTCCAGCTCATCAGACTCCCTGTTGAAGCCGTAATCTTTAGTCATCATGGCCATACCATTGAATAGGGTTTGATTTGGAGGTAAAGATCCTCAAAACCGTCCAGGGCTCCCATAAGTACAGAGAAAGCCAAACGGCTCTGAGTGACAGCGTTCTTACCGGAAATTATCTGATAATTCATGCCAGGGGCGATGCAGCCCTCCAACTGGTGAGGCCAGTTTGCCGGGTGGATCATGATATAAGTTCGACCAGGCACATCGGTTACTTCCCAGCCGGATATATAATCTCCACCACTAGATCGCCGAACCACGCCGCTGTCGCGCTTCTGTAGCTTATACAGGCCATCTGGGATGCAAGATTTCCCAGTTTGGTTGTTTAACCATGGGCGCTCACAGGTGTAGAGAATTCTGTCGTTAGGCAACTGTAGTCGGCCAAACGTCCCATCTGTGGCGTAAGCGAATCTCTCAAGAGTGATTACTTGCATGGATTAACCGTGGGGCAGAAATAGAAAAGCCCGCAGCGGACGCATCATGACCGGCGGGCTAGTTTCCCCTGGGGGTAGGGGTGAGGCACAGAAGAAATAAAAAAGGCCCACCGAAGTGAGCCTTTGTGGCGGAAAAACCGCAACATGAAAAATTTTAGGTTAAAGCGTTCCCAAAATCAATAAACAGCCCCATTCACGGAGATCTTACTAAGGAGTACCGATACAGGTTTCAGCGTCCTTTTTTCCATTGAGTCAATTGCTGTAACGATAGCTTCGTATATAGGTTCGCAATCCCTTCCCCAATGTTTCCGCTCCACTTTCACTTGATAGTCATCAAAGAGTCTTTCGCAGAATAGGCCCACAGAATAGGATCGATCGGTCTGGAATTGGCCTGCCTTTTGAGCCCCAACATACTCGCTCCCACCACCAAATACCTGACGGCGGTGGTCCCTGATGAGCATTCGTATCAAGCCGGACATCAGGCGCTCTCGTTTTGTCGTTATCTTTCTTTTCGGATCCATTTCTGAGACGTACTTGTACATGCCGTTAACAACCAGATCCTCAACTTGGTCCAGCACCTCATCGTAGAATGGCCCGTACATGTAGTGACCGAAGAGCTGGAAATGGGCCTCCATGCCTTGGATTGTGCGCTTAACCCTGGCCAGTACATCTGCATCTAATGGAATATGCGCGCCAGATTTGCCTCGGGTTTGGGTCGCTGTGATAGTCCAGTGGCTTCCCACAGTCATCATCCTGCGTCTATCCTCTGGGTTTCTAATGCGCTCCCATACTAGCTGACTGACCATACTTCCCAAGGTCACAGATTGGGCTAGAATCTCCAGCCGGTCAGGGGAGGGGATAAAATAGCATTCGTGCCAAGCTCTGCGTGCTGAAAAAATTCTCACCCGTTCAAGCCCTCTCTCACTCTTTGAATGGTTTGATTGGCAACCCTAAGTCGTTCCTGAAGGTCAGCATTCAACTGGGTCATCTTCATCAGCTGTTCCCGTAGCTTTAAATTCTCAGCTTCCAGCAAAGAATGGGATTCTTGCAGTGGGGTCATGCTGCACTCCTTTCCTTCCCAGTCTGCAGATATTGGATAATTGCGATCCGGGCAGCATCCCAACCGGCACATACCACAACCTTGTAACCAACCTTCTTCAGGCGGGTGATCCACTGCTGCTGATGGCTATACAACTTGCCACCCTTCCGGCGCTTCATTTCGATAAACAAACCTGCATAGCCTCCGAGCGGTAGAGCAAGCATCAGGTCAGGGACGCCCTTGCGGACGCCTTCGGCCTTGAGTTTCGCAGCCACAATCCGGTGTCTATCTCCACCATTTGGAACTGAGAATAGAAAGTCACCGATAAGGCCTTGAGGTATTCGCTGACAATCAGCCCACTGGACAAGTGCTTTTTGCTCTTCGTGCTCTGAGGGAATCTGATACCTCATTCGACATACCCCGCTGGCACAAATCTCAACACGTCATGCTTCTGAGCCCATAGCTTGAGCTCCTTTGGTGGCACATCCGCCATACTCTGATAACCGAGAGTGTTTTTTAGAGTTTCCCAGGCCCAGCGCTCGACGTGTTCGATACGCTGCTTATCGAACCACTCTTTGCCACCGAGTGCGGACTCGCCTTGCTGGTGCTGTTTGGCATGATTGCTCGCAAGTAATGGGATGGATGAGTAGGGTGGTTTGATTCCGGTACCAGATCCATTTGCCACGCGGCGGACGTGGGCGACTTGTACAGGATCTTGATCTGTTCCATACACTCCGGAGAAGCAACACTTCTGGTTGCGTATCCAGGCTGTGAAATGGCTGTCTGGACCAATCGCCCTCCATACGTCCAAGACCCTAAAGAAGCCTTTGAGCTTAAGCAGCTTGGCCATCTCACCGTACTGACCACCTTGGGAAATGGCTTTCTGTTGCATGTTCTGCTGAGCCGCTTGCTGTGTGAGTCGGCATACAGCACCAGCAACGCCAGGCATGCCAAAAAGCTCAAAGGCAGCTTTCGCATCATTGGGCTCTATATCGATACTTAGCCTCAACGTTCCATCAGCAAGGGTTTTGACCGACCGGCTGGTGAAAGCAATCACGTCGCTCATGAGGCCCTCCTGTGGCTATCCCATTTGAACACCAGTGAGATTCCGCCATTCTCGCGCAATCTGTCGACCACCCGATCACCGATGCATTCGGTAATTGTGTGGATGTCCAGGTTGGATATCAGAATCGTCGGCTTCATATCCTCGTACCGCGCATTAACGACATCGAACATCACCTGCCGTTCGAAATCGGTTTTATGCTGGACACCGATCTCATCGATGATCAGCAGACTGTAGCTCCGCATCTCGTTAATGATTCCGATCTGGCTTTCACTCGAGCCCTTTCCGAAAGTTGACTTAACCCTGAGTAGAAGCTTTTCGAGGCCTGTGTATTTGGCAGCAACATGCTGTTGAGTGATGGCGTATTTTGCGACTGCGATGGCAAGGTGGGTTTTACCAGTACCTACGTCCCCGGTCATGATCATGCTGGTGCCGGTTTTTCGATGCTTCCGGATGTTCTCAGCGTAGGATTTCGTTTGCTCGCAGATCGCACGCTGCCTTTCTGACCGGCAGACGTAGTTTTCAAATGTTGCGTCCTTGAATCTGAGCGGAATGTCCGCTCGTTCGAGCCAGCCCTCGATGTCGACTTTCAGTTGCTGCTCTCTGAATTCGTTTTGCATGCTGAGCGATTGAACGCACTCGGGGCATTCAGACCAGGTGCCGTTGCCAAGGGCGTAGTAAACGGATTCGTATTCACCGTGCCGGGGACATGTTCTGGTTTCAGTTGTGCCTGTATCAGGATTAGAATCTGTATGATCCATCGCCGTTATCCTCTAAGCCGTTAAAGTGATCGATTTCGTTGAAGTTGGTGTGGGGGCTTCGAAGTGGGGGCGGTCCACCCCGATTAAACTTGACCGCATTTCGCATCCAGGTACGCCATGCAGCTACCCAGTCAACAAACAAACTGCGTTTAGCTTGGTGGTGATCTTTGAAGTTCTCGGTCTCATGATCGAGATTGATTCCAGGCACCTGCTGTTGAGCCCAAAGGCGCATTTCGTCAGTAATTTCAAAACCGGGAGGGAGAGCTGATTTTCTCTTGGGCTTTTTGGGGGCTGCCGGTTCGGCGGACAATATATCTTTATCTTTACTATCTTCTCTTCTCTTCTCTTCTCTGGTAACGCTTTTTGTAACGGTTTTTGCGTTACATTCGCGTTTCACGTCTTTAGGTTGTTGTTCTGACTGAACTTTATTCCTGTGTTTTGCAACCCTCCTATTACTCTCAGCTCGTTTTTTTGCTCCGTTTCCGTTGTGTTTTCCAAAGTCTGGGAACACCATTCCGTCGCCTGATTCGCTCAACCAGCCGACTTGTAACATCGCATCAGCGAATCCGGTAACGGCTGTGATACGGTCGAGTAATGCCTTTGTAACGTTTTTTGCGTTACCGTCTATGGTCTGTTGATCAGCCCAAATCCATATCCGGAGTAGCTTCCCAGATACCGCATCCGGATCGATATCCAGCAATTCTGCCATTTTAAAAACCTCTGGCTTGTCTGGTGTCGTGTGATCGAGTTTTATCCAATCGCCTGCCATAAGCTCCTACGCTGCGTCATTCTCTTCAAAGTCGAACAGGGTGGGGGTCTGGTGTTCTATCTCGGCCTGTTTCAGGTACTGAACACCGTCAAAGAAATAATCTGAATTCAATTCGCTAGCACGACCTAAGCGCCCGAGTTTTACCGCCATATACGGTACAGTCATCAGCCCCCCAAAGGGGTCATAGACGGTCTCATCAGGGTTGCTGTATCTGGTTATCAGTCGCTCGACTATATCCAGCTGTAGGGGGCACACGTGGTTTTGTAGGCCCTTCTGGGTCTGCTTACCGTTAAGAGTTCGCATCCTGTTTACGTCGTGCCAAACGTCATCAGAATGACTGCCTGGCGCCAGGCTCATGAAACTGGAAGGGAGGGCTCCACGGGCATCGAGAGCCTCGCCGACTCTTACGTGGTGCTGGTAGTCGTAAATGTTGTGCAGACTAAACTCGGTGAAGATCTTTGCCAGTTTGTCTGGCCCGTAGCCGGCCATCTCTTCAGGGTCCAGAAGACGGTTGCCACTGGAGCGCCAGAAAGCATGTGCATCCACCTGCCAGCGTGCCCTGGAGTAATCGGCCTTTTCTTTGGTGACTGGGACATCTGCGTAGCCCTTGGTTCTGTTTGTCTGAGGCTTCCTGAACAACAAAACATACTCGGGCGAACCTACACCCATCTTTGTGCCGTCCTTGCATTGCTCTGACCACCCCAGCCGGTAAGTCTGGTTGTTTTCCCGTACAACATCGGTAACAACGGTGATCATCCCCATGTAGTCAAAACCATGCTTCTGTGCATGAAATATGGCTTCTGCATGAAAGGGGGAAACAGTTGGGGCACCAGCGCCTGTAACATTGCCAAACAGGATCCGGTCTTTAACGTGGCAGCAATACAGTCGACCAGGATTCAAAACCCTCAACAGTTCCGGCGTGAGGTAATCCATCTGCTCCCAGAAATGATCATTGTTCTCTGTGTGGCCGAAATCGTTATAACTGGGCGTGTATTCGTAATGGTTGGCAAACGGAATACTGGTAATAACCAGGTCGACAGAATTGGTTTCCATTGACTGGGCTTCCTGGACGCAATCATTATTTGCTGCCAGATACCGCTCCCCACTTACTTCTACTCGCTCGACACCGATAGTGCGTTTCAGAGTCTCGGCCATCTCCAAATTGCTCAGGCCGTACTTTTTAACAATGGCTGTCATCTTCTCCACCATCTCATCGTGATTGCGCCATTTCTCCAAGAGTATCCGGAGGATCTCCCGCTCGGAGTCGGCGTAAATGATGTGGACCTCACAGGTGTGGGTCTGTAGGAATCGATAGATCCGGTGAACCGCCTGAATGAAGTCGTTGAACTTGAAGCCAATGCCGACAAATATTTCCTTGTGGCAATGGCGCTGGAAGTTACAGCCGGATCCGGCAATAACCGGTTTTGTAGACAGGTATTTGTACTTGCCATCCTGGAAGTCGATGATGCGTTGTTCCCTCTCATCTAAATCGAGGTTCCCGTAAACATCCTTACAACCCGGTACCGCTTTGTTTATCGCGTGACGCTCAGATTCTTGGTCATGCCATAGGACAAAATGGCTATCAGGATCCTGCTCGAGTATCTCGGACATTTTCGCAACTCGGAGGGGGAGGGTGTCTCGCTTCTCCCTGGCAGCATCTTGGAGACTCAAAGCCGCATCTTTGAACATCTCATGCTGGCCCCACTTATCAGTACCGGCATCAGAATGGTCTGTCTTCACCTCGTGATAGATGACTTTCAGTTCTGGCAGCACATACCCATCGTCTGAAAAGCCGAGATCCGAAGGTCGATCAATGAAGAGTGCCCAGCTGCTGATCCAGAGCCAGAATTCCTCTTCTTTGTGTGGGTATATGGTTAGATTGTTAGCCTTGGTGCTATCACGCTGGAAGAACCGGGTAAGGGCCTGGCCAGTGTCCATGATCCCCAGGAAACCAGCGTAATGGATAAGCTCTTTATACCTGTTCGGGCTGGGTGTCGCGGTTGCAACGTACTTGAACCTGACGCCATCAAAGAGCGGCAAGAATTCCTGGTAAGTCTTCGATCCGTATGATCGCAGGATAGATGCCTCATCCAGGCTGGCAGCATCAAACAAGGTAGGGTTGAGTTTTCCTTCCCGGATACTTTCATAATTGGTCAGATAGATTCCATCGCCGTCGATTTCTTTATCGGATTGGATAAACCTGATCTTAATTCCTAGCATTGCAGCATCGCGCTTGAACTCCTGACGGACACCTAAAGGGGCACATATCAGAGCCTTTCCGCCCCCGAGACACACTAACAGCAGCCGAAGTACTTCCAGCTGTACAACGGTTTTACCGAGACCAAACTTAGCGAATAGTGCGCGACATCCCCCCTTAACAGCCCAGACCACCATGGCTTTCTGGTGGGGCTTCAGAATTGGATTAACATCTGCAGGGGAGATATCGAAGCCGGTTGAAACCGCCAGCTTAATTTTCCGCTTAATGAAGTCGATGTATGCGCCCATTTCAACGACCTTCATTCTCAACAATTGGACGGAGCTCATTCTCTGCCCATCTGAGGCTGTCCTTGAGCTGAGTTACAATCGTTTTACAAGTGCGTACTCTTGAATCAACATTGATGCGGTTCTCAGTAAGTCGGAGGGCGCGTAGAAGGCTGTACTCGTTGTGATTCTCTTCAGGCAATCCTAATGCAGTGCACAATCTCTTGATGCCATCAGAAAGCTCTTTCTTGCTGCGTTCGGCAGATTCATTGGCGCTCTTTAAGAGAATGTCCGCTCGCTGTTTTGCTCCATTAAGGATTGAATCAACCTCAGACTGGATGTCTCTTAGGTTGGCTCTCGCAGCGACCAGATCAGTAATTGTCTGTGCGACATCCTCGCCAAAGTGTTCGCGGACCTTACAGTTTAGTAGGTAGGTGTTGATTGCCTTGGTTCGATGTTTTGAATCCGCTCGCTCAATACCATCGATGAGAAGCTTGAGCATTGTGTCTTGAGGTAGAGTGCATGGGTTCAAGACTGGTGCTTTGAGGCTCTTCCAGCCGTTTTCACCACGGATCATTAGACCGCAGGCAGCTGGCAGATCTTGTTTTGAAATCAGCCCTTGGGGAACGCAGAAATACACACCACAACTGAATTTCAGATAGCTCTGCCATTTGCCACTGGTAACGTCAGACCGGTAGTCAGACACGGACACCTTAATCTCATAAGATAGGGGTTTGGGGTTGGAATAGCTTTTCCGCATAACATAGACGTCGGGGCGCTTACTCCCGGATGGCCCCATCTGCATATCGCGCCACACCATCTTTTCTGGTGTGTTCAGATGTTCAGCGAGATCATTCAACAGGTCGTCATGCTTCCATTTCATGCTGCACCAGCCATTGCCGCCCGCTGGCAACTCACACAACGATAGAAATGCTCATCATCGTTCTGATAAAGCCATCCAGGTGCCGCCTTGCATGTAGCACACTCCACCCGCTCAATCTGAGTCAGGTCTATAGACCGATCGATCTGACCAATCTGAACTACAGGAAGGTAGGTTTGCCCCAGCTCAGAGTCATGGAAGGCATTGATATCAGGCTGGTTAAGTGGGATTCTCTTTGCGCCTGGGAAGGCTGTCAGGAAACGTTCTATGCGTTCCTCAATTGGCTGTTTGAACATCATTCCCCCTTGAGTTCAAATACGCTGTTGAGCGTTATAGAAAATGGTTTGATGATCATCCATGACAGAGTGGTTGTGATAACTGCCAGGCAACCCAGCCCGGTCAGTAAAGCTATCGAGGCGATTTGTATTGTTATGTGCATAATCGGATCCTCTGATCTATAGCTGAGTAGCCTCATCATCGGCTTGTAAATTCGTGCCCTGTTCTCGGGGTGGATATCCTCCGAAGGCAAGCAGCAAGCTGCACTCCCAGGCTTCCTATTGAATTCATGCCCCTGAATCCCAGGGGACTAACCGTCTCGTGGCTTTTCCGACCAGATCGCCGATGCACTTAGTAGTCGGTTCTGGCTGCCAATGTTTCCCACCGTTGGCTGGGGGTTTGCATACTCGCTTTGTGAAGCTTCCTGGTGCCCTCTCTGGCGGTTCATCCAGGAAACTTCAAAAAGCGCCCTGAGACAGGGCGAACATCAGGCATGGAACAAACTTTCCTAAATCACCGCTTGGTGATGGTTAAAAATTCCTCGAAGTGTGCGAGCTTCTCCTGCAGGGCGGCGTTCTGAGCTCTAAGAGTTTCGTTTTCGGCTTCTACTTCGGTTCGGAGGCGGACCAGTCCGTAACCTCGGTGCATGGCGAGCCATCTAAGTGGGATCTCATTCCCGACTATATCCATGAACTCGCAGAGTAGGTTTTGGGGGAAGTGAGCTTGACCACTTTTAATCCTTGTCCATTGTGCTGCGGCAATTTTCAGTTCCAGGTGAATCTGCTTTTCCTGAAGCCCGCTTGCAGTGATCGCCAAAACCAGTGCAGACTGCATATCTGGCAGGCGGTCAATAACATCATCTCCCACGGCCTCTATGATTTGAGGGCGTACGACTAGGGGTAATCTTCCTTGTTCGGCAACTGCAGTCATCTCAATTGACTCCTATTGACTGTTGAAAAAGAGATATAAAAAAAACACCCGATTAAACAGGTGGTTATTTTTATGCAGCATCACTCTCATCCAGCTCCGGAAACACAGCTTCATACTTCGATACAACGCGATCTGGAGTTACCTCCTTTGTCGCTGCTTCAAGTCGTTCTGCCAAATGCCGGGACGGATTCCGGTGATAGCCAGCTAATTGCTTTAGATAGTTCACGGATGTATCAGCCAGAGCGGCCACCTTTGCCCGTTCGATATCTGTTGCAGATGAAAACCAACTTTTCACATTCATTTAATTTTGCTCAGTGTTAGCATTTCGCTAATAAGCATAAGGCAAATTCAAATGGCCCGCAAGAAACATTATCATTTTGCTAACTCAAAACCGGGTAGGGATGAACGGACCTTGGCAACTATTCACGAAACGAGATTAAAGAATCTGCTGCACCTATATAATCTGCATGGCGGTGCTGCCGGTTTGGCCCGAAAGGCTGATGTCAGTGAGGGATATTTGAGACAGATCACGTCCGAGAAGGGTGGGAGAAATGTCGGAGGCCAGTTGGCCAGAAAAATTGAGAGCAACTTGGAGCTCCCTAAAGGCTGGATGGATTCAGGCCACGGTGATGGTGGAGCGAGCAAGGTAGAAGTAGAGGAGGTAGTGGCAGTTCCCTTCTATGACTTTAACGATGTATTAAACAGGGAAAATATAGAGCCCAGCCGGCACGAGTTCTTTTTCGCCAGCAAATTGACTGAAGGCGTGTTCGCTACTCAGTTCTTTGGTGATTCCATGTTGCCCAGGTCCGGAATGGGTATTTTCGATGGGACTATCGTATTCGTAGAACCAGCAATTGAGCCAAAACACCTCTCAATCGTTCTCGCTGTCGTGAATAACAAAGCACTGATTCGTGAATATAAACAAGATGGGGCAGACATCATTCTTGCCCCGCTGAATGATTCCTATAAGCCTGTCGAACTCGGTGATGGTGAGGTCGTTGGCGTTATAAGGCAAACAAGGGGCACCATCAAATAGGTGCCCTCATAGATTTTTGATAAACTCCTGTAATTCCTCCCTGTTAAACGTCGACTTCCCTTTCTGTTCCTGTTCCCGCAAGTATTCCAGGTCATAATCAACCCAGACTTCCTTGCCGTGTTTAATGACCGTGACCCCTTCAGCAAATGGCAATGCTATCAGGGCTCTCTTATCAGAGTTCATTCATCCACTTCCGTGCAGGTATTTATTATTTCCTTGTCTTTATCCGTTGGCGTGCATCAACTGCTGGGTTGTAGCTGGCGATTGTGAACCTAACGTTAAAGAAATTGGCAAGTGTGTTGGTGTAGCGGAAACATATCGCCCTACCATCAACATATTGCTGTAGGTATGCCCGCGAGGGCGTACATTCTTTGATAAAGGCTTGATATTCCTCTGCTGTGCATCGATCTTTGAGGTCTGATTCCTCAAACTGATCTATGACAAATTTCTTGATCTCAGCAGTCAAAGTCCTAAATGACTTCCGTTTGGTGTACTGCTCGATATAGGAATGTAGAGCTTGATCAAGTTCGGCGGTTGTCTCAAAAGACAGGAAAGATTCCTTTAGTGCTAACCCCATGTCTGCTTATCCTTGATGTATTTATTTTACGGGTGGCCACTCAAGTGGCCTAGTCCGTTTTCAGTATCTCCATAGATAAAACAAAGTCAAGCTAACGTAACATTAAATATCGTTCCGAGTTGTGGCTGTCTGCAAATCCCAATCGGCCATTCCAGTCATATCCTAGGTTGACTGTGCCAAACACTGTATCCCATAGGAATGCCACGTAGTTATACCGGTGTCGCCCGTACTCATGATGAACTAGATGCATTTCAGGGGTTTGGATGATATAGCCGATCCAACGGACACGATCCGGGGTTCGAATATTGCTGTGGTGGTAGCATTCTAAGCAGCCCTCGATGACCAAGGCCATAACTATGGTATCTATAGATGCATCCATCATCACCGCCAGACTGACAATGACAAAAGTGTTTGCAGCGTACTCTATCGGGTGCTTATAGAAGGCGACTGAGGTTTCCATGTGGGAGGGGGAGTGGTGAAAGCGGTGGATGTATTTCCAGAACCAGCGATTACTATGTTTTACCCTATGTACCCAGTAATTTGTGAACGAGTACACCAAGTAAAATACAATTCCATCCTGCCAATTAAACTGAACTGGGTTCAATAAATCGAGATAAAGAGTCACCCATAAGTTTGCCCAAACCAATGCAAAGGTGTTTACCAACATCCAAATTTTTGCATAACCATCAGCTCTATCAATCTTTCTTATCCCCTTAATTCTCTCCAAAACCACAAAAAACACAAAAAAAGCCACTTGAAAAATGCACAGATATCCAAGCATTTGAGTCTCCATTTTATTGATATTAGCAAAATGCTATTGACGAAGTGTTATCATAACGCTAACGTATGTTTATCATATTGCTAACGGTTACGAATTGTTAGCGACATGAATAACTAAAGGTAAGTGATAGTTCGTCGTGTGGCACCCACCGATGCCCGGAAAAGGAGATGGACCGTGATTCCCAAGATGAGCGCCCAAGACTACGCAAGAAAAAAACGGGACAAACTGATCGCCCAGATCGAGAAAACAAAAAATACAAGTGGACTGGCTCAGCAGTATTACCAAGCCGAACTAGACACCCTCCAGCGCTATTTGAAGAGGTTTTCATGAGCACCAGCACCATGGAATACCAGCAAGACCGAGCAAATCAGGCATATGTAGACCAAGTGGTCTGGGGGCATTACCTGGAGATGTTCGAAACCGGGAGAACAGTGGTTAACGACACCGTTATTACCCGGTCGCTGATATACCAAAACAACGAGCCCGGTTTGCATGAGTATCTGGACAACCTGCTCAAGGGGGTGATCTCTCCCACCCAGTACACCACTGGCGTTACAGAGCTCATCAAACAGGCAAGTTTCAGATTGATCAAAGAGGCCTTGGAAGCATTTCCGGCTTCGCTGGTCGAGCAAGCCTTCTAAAAGGAACTGAGTATGAATATGAGGCATTTGGCAAATGAGTTTAGAGAGCGGCACGGCATGACAGGAAAAGGTGGCGTGGTCGTTTTCTTTAACGGTACCGCTGAAGGGTGGATGAATGAACTTCGTGACCCTCATGCCTGGGTGCCAGGATGCATCGCTATCGATGAGACGGGCAATACCTGGGAATCCGTAGGCGGTAACGATTATGACGGCGCAAAAGAGTGGAGCGCCATTTCAAATAACTAGTATTTCATTGGCGGTGAATCCCCCCAGTTTGCAGTCGGGGGTCTTTTTAATACAGGAGAAGAGAATGACTACAAAGCAAATCGTTAAATGGGGAGCCACATCACTTGGGGTGATTATCGGGCTGTGTCTGTTATGGGCCACTTTCTACACAGTTGATGAAGGCCACGTAGGGATCGTTAAGCGTTTCGGCGAAGCTAAGGAGCAGGTACCACCAGGTCTGCACCTCAAAATGCCCATAGCTGATTCGGTTGAGATTATCGAGGTCCGGACACGTAAGAGCACCGAGCGCCTTCCAGCTGCTACCAGTGAGCAGATGCCGGTGGATGCTGTTGTTAGCGTGAACTGGACTGTCAATAAGGCCAGCGCCTTTGACTTGTTTGTTGACTATGGCGGGCTGGATCAGTTTGAGGACAGGATTCTGGATACCCGGATGAAGTCCGCCACTAAATCAGCCATCAGCAAATTCACTGCTGAAGAGCTGATCATTAACCGGGCAAAGGTCATCCACGATATCGCCGTCGCCCTCAATACCACGATGTCAAATTTCCCGGTAACGCTGGATTCCGTGCAAATTGACAACATAGGCCTGCCTAAAAAGTACTTGGCTTCGATTGAGACCAAGCAAACAGAAAAGAATCTGGCGGATGCAGAGAAACACAAGCTCGACCGATTCGAAACCACCGCGCAACAAACGGTAAAAACCGCAGAAGCTGAGGCGAAGGCCACCCGCGAACGGGGAGATGCTGACGCATACGCCCTGAAAGTGAAAGGTGAAGCTGAGGCCGCTGCTATCGAGGCCAAGGCTCAGGCGCTGCGTGACAACCCGTTGATAGTCCAGCTAACGCTTGCCCAGAAGTGGGACGGAGCTCAGCCCAGGATGATTACTGGAGACAGTGGTCTGATTCTTCAGATGCCCCAGCCAGAGTAAACCCCATGAAAACGGTCGGTGTAGCAATTATCTGGCTCTTGGCTTCACTGGCCGCAGGTTGGATCACTGAGCAGGACTATCAGCACAGCAAAAGCTCATGGGAGTCCTTCTGCGAGAACCAGCCAATGTCAGAGCAGTGTAAAGAGTTCGTTAAACCGGAGGGTGAATGATGCAAAAAGTATCAATGCCAGATTGGGTAACGGTATCTGATCTTGCCAAGTTCGCTAGTTCACAGAAATGTGACCTGGAATTCAAAGATGGGCATTACTGCATTGTTGAAAAAAGCAATGTTGTACGCCTGCCAGCTAGACCTCGCGTTGTGTCGCCACAGCCGAATGGAGCTGCATGATGTCTGATCCATTTCGCATTCGCGCAAGTTCCTGGGGTTCTCTCTTTGACTGTGCCCACAAATGGGAGGGAGAGCACCTATTAGGCATGTGGAAGCCGTACAGCCCTCGGGCGTTGCTTGGTACAGCGATTCACGCCAGTACAGCCGCATTCGATGACGCCAGGGTGAACCACTTCGACCTAACACCAGATGACACTGCTGGGATTTTCGTTGAAACGCTGCGTGATCCAGGAAAGGACGTCGACTGGTCCACCTCTGATATCCGGATCCGGGATGCTGAGCGCATCGGGCTGACTCTCCACACAAGGTATTGCCTGGAAGTATCGCCGAATTACCAGTTTGAAGCGGTCGAGATGGAGACCGTTCCACTTGTGATCGATTGCGGCCACGGTATCCAGATTCAGTTAACGGGCACTCTGGACAGGTCACGGATCAGGAAGACAACCAACGGTATCGGTATCAGTGACCTGAAAACTGGTAAGGCCTCGGTCCAGCAGGGCAAGGCAAAGACCAAGGGTTTCAAGGCTCAGTTAGGCACCTATGAGCTGTTGTATGAACACACATCCGGCAAGCAGGTAACTGAACCCGGGGAGATTATCGGATTGAAGACATCTGGTTCTCCCGATATCGGTACCGGCGAGATTCATGGCGCCAAAGAAACCCTGATAGGGACCGATTCATCACACGGCCTGATTGAGTACGCAAAGGAGTACTTCAGAACCGGCCTATTTCCACCTAACCCATCCAGCTATCTGTGCGATGAGAAGTACTGCGCCAGATGGTCAACCTGCAAGTTTAAAGATCAGTAGCACTGGAGCGTTAAATGGCAACTCAACTTTCCGAATTAAAGCAGCCAGGGGGCAACAATCCACTGGCTACTCTGAACCACTACTTTACGGCACATAAAGGCCAACTTGCTGCTGCACTACCAAAACATCTGAATCCTGATCGCATGGCAAGACTGGCAATGACTTGTTTCAGCCAGAGCAAAGATCTCGCGCTGTGTAATCCCAAATCCATATTTTCCTCCATTGTTGTCGCCTCCCAGCTGGGGCTTGAACCAGGTGTAGACGGGCAAGCCTATCTGGTGCCATACAAAGGCACATGTACCTTGGTCCCTGGCTGGAAAGGCTATGTGGATCTGGTGAGCCGATCTGGCAGGGGGACGGTCTGGACGGGTGCGGTATTCCAAGGCGATCAGTTCGATTACCAGCTTGGTGACTCCCCGTATGTGCGCCACAAGCCAGGCGATGAGAACGACGAAAGCATGCTTACCCATGTATATGCCATCGGGCGCGTAAAGGGGGCAGAGTGGCCGATCATAGAAGTCTGGTCAGTGAATAAAGTCGTTAAGCATCGCGACAAACACAACAAAGTCGGCGGTAAACACTACAGCTATAAAAATTTCGAGATGTATGCCCGGAAAGTGCCACTCATGCAGGTTCTGAAGTACATGCCGAAATCTGTCGAACTCACCGCTGCCATGGAGATAGATACCGCAGCCACTGAGGGCAGAGGATCTGAGTATATCAATGGCGAATTCGTAATCCTAGACAACGAGCCACCAGAGGCTGAGCCAGCAGAAAGCGCCCCTTCACCAAATAACCCCAGCCCCAGCGATAGAAAGGATTCGAGCGGAGCTGCCCCAGAACAGGCTGAGCGGGATGCCCAGCCGGCAGCTACCGAGACCGTCGCTAAACCCGGAAAAATGACCACCAAGCATCTGATGGGGGATATCGAATGATCATCATGATTCTGGCCGTTCTGCTCGGGCTGGAATTTCCAATAGTCCACATCTTGTCACGCTCGGAGTACCAGGGGCAGTGGACAAGCAGAAGCAGTGCTGCACCTGCAGATCGTGCAGTAACCGATAAGGCCCTGGCGCAGGAGACCGGATCCTGTTTGCTGATACACCTCAATGTTAAGTGTGATCTAAAACTCGCGGATGTGACTGATCAACAACCGTACTCAAGCATATTAAAAGGTTCTTTAAGTAAGCCAGTTGTGTTGTCCGGAGTCAGGACCGGGCAGCACAACCCTAAAACCTGGAGTTGAAGATGAGCGATACAGAAGAAACCACACAAACAGAACAGACCCAGCTCAATGCAATTGAGTGGCTTGGCCATGACCTGATGGCCATTGTTCTGGATGAAATGAAAGCCATGCCAGATGTGTGGCAAAAGCTTCCCGAATTTGAGCAAGGGGATGTGATCGACCGCGTTAGGGAGCGTGTTACAGAAGCTGCAGGTAAAGCTATCGCCCTGATCTCATCGAATGGATGCATGAAGGTGTCAGGGGTGCTGGAGAGCGTTCAGATCAAAGACAAAATCAAAGCGGTTTTGATCGTCGATAGGACAAATCAGTCAGACGCCCTTCAGGAATTATACGAATCAGCCGCTCAGCCTTGCCTGATAGTGATGGCAACCCCTGATGCAGTACTTGGGGGGATGGATCAGATTCAAGCAGATCCAGATCAGCATGATCTCGAACTGGATGACGAAGCAGCGTAAGCCACGATTCCCCCTTTGATTGTGTGGAGGGGGCTTTTTCTACAGGAGAAATAAATGATCACTACGGATTTTTATTTGAAGCTGATTGACCCGACCGGGCGTCATAGTCCAGTTATCACCCATCACCGTGTCTGGAATCGAGATCGCTTTATAGCAGCCCAGAAGCGTTACCACGAGGACAAAAAGCGTGGTGATGAAATTCGAGTGGTTTCTGAGGTTAGCGAAACCGAATACCTGGCACTGAAGCGTGGGAAGGCTGCTTGATATGAAGAAGCTAACCGCAGATGAGTTCAACGAGAAGTTCCACGAGGGACAGCCTGTCTATTTCGATAACGATTTCGGGCAAGCCGAAGAGTGCTACCTCAGATCTGAAGCCTGGGAACTGGGACATGGTGAACCGGTAGTAAAGGTCACCGGTCGGACTGGGGGAGTGTTGTGCGAACGGATCAGACCAAGGGTGGAAGGATGAAAATATCTCACATCAAAGTCGAGAATTTCCTGGGCATCCAGCGCGTAGATGTAGAGTTGGTATCGCCTATCACTGTGTTTGCCGGTCCCAACGGTGCCGGTAAGTCATGTTTTCAGAACGCCATCCGGAGCGCGCTCACTGGCTTCATGCCTCGCATCGATAAAAAGAAAGAGGCTAAGCAACTGGTGAAGGATGGGGCCAAAAAGGGATCTGCAGAGGTCACTATCAATGGTGAGAAAAGCACTATTGAAGTGCCATCACTAAAAGGTGTTCACGGTTCTGTATTCGATAACCCGGCCATCAGTTACGTTATCAATCCCGCCAGTTTTGCTGGTGCCAGTGCAGATGAGCGGCGGACATCTCTATTTGAGATAACCGGTGTGAATCCAGACACCAACAACATCAAAGAGCGCATGGAGCAGCGTGGTTGTGACATGAAACTGGCAGCCTACGTAATCCCCTTGTTGAGATCTGGCTTCCCTGAAGCCCACAAAGAAGCCAAGGATAAAGCCAGCGAAGCTCGGGGGGCGTGGAAATCTGTCACCGGTGAGACATACGGGAGCCAGAAGGCTGAGGGGTGGGAGCGTGAGTGTCCCGCTGCGGTCGATGAAGACCGCCTGGAACAGATGGAGAACCGAATGGCCGTAGTTCTCCATGAGGTGGGGGAGAAGGGTAGAAAGATTGGCGGATTGCAGGGCTTGAAACTCCAGGCACAGGATGAGCAGGCCATAGTGAGCAAGCTCCAAGAAATTGCCGATCAGTATGAGACCATTCATACCCAATATCTTGCAGCGCACAAAAGGAGCTCAAAGTGTGCGTCTGACCTGAACACCCTGAAAAGAAAGGTCATGACCGGGGATGATCTAACCATCCTTGAATGCCCTCACTGCCAAGGCAAGGTCGCCCATGTATCAGATAGCTTGGTTGCTTACCAGGATCCTGCAGATGTAGATCCAGCCGTACTGGCTGAATACGAGGAACTGAAACAGGAAGCTGAAAGAGCATACGAACTGGCAAATGAGCTATCCCTGGAATTGGACCGATCAAAGCGCGCCCAGGATGAGCTGAGTAATCGACCCAGAATAGAAGTAGTGACGGACGAACAGATCGCAGCCTTGGATGCTGAGGCTTCTGCTCTGATGGAGGAACATGATCTGCTTCACGAGGATCTGAAAGCTGCAAGGGCAGAAAAGCTGGAGTATGAACTGGCGGTCAATGCCAACCGTCGAGCTGCTGAAAGCCACGAATTGGTGAAAGCCTGGAGTGAAATTGCTGATGCTCTGGCACCTGATGGCATCCCGAGCGAGATCCTTGGGGAGGCAATCAAGCCAATAAATGATCGTCTGAAGGTTTCAGCAGCAGGTACCGAGTGGATGACGCCACGTATTCACGCCGATATGAGCATCACCGCAGACGGCAGACTCTACCATCTGCTTTCTGAGTCCGAGCAATGGCGTGTCGATGTCCTGATCGCCGAAGCATTTAGTCATGTGAGCGGGCTCAAGTTCCTGGTGATCGACAGATTCGACGTTCTCCACCCATCACTACGCTCAAGCCTGATTAATTGGCTGGCCGACATAGCAGGATCTGGGCAGATCGACTCCGCAATTGTCCTGGGAACTCTCAAGAAACCGACCGCCACCATCGAGGGCGTTATGTCCTCTTTCTGGATTGAAGGCGGCGTCCTAACTACTCAAAAACAGGAGCAACAAGCAGCATGAGATGCATTTTTGCGTATGACACCGAAACAACTGGAATCCCAGACTGGAAATCGCCATCAGGTGCTGAGCACCAGCCCCATATTGTTCAACTGGGTGCCGTTCTGGCCGACCTGGACAGCAGGAAGATCATTAAAACCTTGGATCTGATCATCAAGCCAGATGGTTGGACCATCCCACAAGAAACTATCGACGTTCATGGGATCACAAATGAGCAGGCCATGGATGAGGGCATCCCAGAAGATGAGGCACTAAACCAGCTGCTTTCGCTCTGGGGTGGCCATCTCCGTGTGGCTCACAATCGAACGTTTGACCAGCGGATCGTCCGGATTGCCTGTAAGCGCTACAGCACGGAGGCGGTAACCGAAGCATGGGCAGACAAAGATAGCCATGAATGCTCGATGTTGATGGCCAAGCCGATCATGCAACTGACGCCAAAGAATCGCTATGGGTTCAAGCCACCAAAGCTGGAGGAAGCCTACCGGTTCTTCACCGGGAATGAACTCCAGAACGCTCACAGCGCGCTGCCGGATGCGATGGGGTGCCTTGAGGTCTATTTCGGGATTCAGGATCACCTGAAGAAAGCTGCTTAACCAGTCCCAGCAGGAACCTTCCGCACGGAAGCGGTTATTTTGAAGGCGAGGAATAACAATTGAGTACAGTAGAAATAACGCACTTCCATTTATTCTGCGGCTGTGGCGGGGGCGCGAAAGGGTTTAACCAAGCCAATCCCAGAATAACCGGACTTGAAGGTAAGTATCGTTGTCTTGGTGGTATTGATGTTAACCCGTTAGCGTTGGAAAACTTCAAGTTGCTGACCGGTGTCGCTGGCACCGTAATGGACCTCATGAACCGTGATCAATACATTGCTTTTCATGGCTCTGAACCCCCGCCAGAGTGGAGGGAGGCGACTCCAGAAGATATCCGGAAAGCGGCTGGTAATGAACGACCAAACATAGGCTTCACATCATCGCCATGTAAAGGTTTATCTGGGCTGCTGTCACAAAAGTTGAGCCTTACTCCGAAGTACCAAGCTCTCAACGAGTTAACGTTGCGTGGTACTTGGCTAATGATGGAAGCCTGGGCAGACGATCCCCCAGATATGTATCTCTTTGAGAACGTCCCCCGGATACAGAACAGAGGTCGACATCTACTCGACAAAATAAATGCCATCCTAAAGCATTTTGGTTATGCCGTATCCGAGACTGTTCATGACTGTGGGGAGCTTGGAGGTCTCGCGGAGAGTCGCAGGCGCTTCTTGTTAGTTGGTCGCCACACCGAAAAAGTACCGCCATTCCTGTATGAGCCGCCAAAACGCTCACTTAAACCGGTTAGCTCTGTACTGGAAAAAATGCCAATGCCAGGCGATGAAACAGCCGGTCCAATGCATAGAATCCCGAATCTACAGTGGAAAACATGGGTACGATTGGCCTTTGTCGAGGCCGGAAAAGATTGGAGAAGTCTCAATCGACTTAACGTTGAAAACGGTAATCTAAAAGATTACCTGATCGTGCCGGAATACAGAGCTGGGTATTGCGGCGTGAACAAATGGGAGGAGACTGTGGGCACAATCGCTGGCAGATCAAACCCAACAAATGGAGCTTTCTCAGTAGCTGATCCTCGATACGCCGGCAAAGACTATGGTGCATACGGGGTGGTTGATTACGGCTCACCTACTGGCACGATCACCGGCCAACGATCACCCGGGCAAGGTCGATTTGCAGTTGCGGATCCGCGCCCCACCAACCCATTCAGGGGCGGAAAATATCGTATCACCCGATTTGATGAGGCTGCCGGGACGATCATTGCAGGCAGCACTACCGGCCAGGGTGCATTCGCTGTCGCTGATCCCCGACCAAATCTACACCGCAGTAAAGGTGATAATTACCTAACAGCCGGTCACTACGGCGTAATACCTTGGGACGCATCCACAGGCGCTGTATCAGCTGCCGCTGGACACGATAACGGGCGCTGGTCTGTGGCTGATCCAAGACTGCCAGAACCCAACGACAAGCTAATAGCCATGATCATCAGCATGGACAACACCTGGCATAGACCATTCACCACGCTTGAGCTGGCTTGTATCCAATCCCTGATCGATCCAGAGGAAGACATCATCCAGTTTGCAGGCAAGAGCGACAGCGCCCACAGGGAACAGATCGGCAATGCGGTCCCCAGTGCAGCCGCCAAGGCCATTGCAGAAACCATGGGGGAAACCCTTCTGTTGGCCTGGACAGGGGAAACGTTTGTGCTGTCAGCCAATTCAGTATGGGTCAAGCAAATCAAGGCGGGGCTTTCTCTGCCGCAGGAGGTGACTGCATGAGACTCTCCAGAGACCAGATAGAAGCCAACCTCAAGCAGGAAACCAACAGAATCCAGGCTGAAGGCATGGATGCAACGATTCAACGGCTTGTAAATGAAGGCGCTCTCTTTGTCTCAAACCATTCTGGTGGGAAAGATAGCCAAGTCATGCTGATCAAGCTCTTGGAGCTGGTTCCCAAACACCAGCTGATCGTTATTCATGCGTCGCTGGGGAAAATGGAATGGCCGGGAGCTTTGGAGCATGCTGAGAAGCAAGCGACCGAGGCCCAACTACCTTTCATCGTTGCCACTGCCAGCAAAACCCTGTTTGAGATGGTTGAGAGACGATATAAGGCCAGACCGGAAGTGCCCAGCTGGCCATCATCCGCAACCAGGCAATGCACCAGTGATCTGAAGCGTGGCCCCATTCAGAAAGAGGTTCGCCAATACGCTAAGCAGAACGGCTTTACAAAGATCGTCAACTGCCTTGGCTTACGCGCAAAGGAGTCAACCGGAAGGGCCAAGAAAAAGCCTTTAACCCTTAACGTTAAGGCCAGCACTAACGTTGCAACCTGGTATGAATGGCTACCAGTACATGAGCTAACGAAGTATGAGGTATTCGCAGAGATCGCCAGATCCGGTCAAAAACCCCACTTTGCTTACACCATTGGAAATGATCGACTGAGCTGCATTTTCTGTCTATTTGGCAGTGAGAATGACATCAAAAACGGGGCAAGGCATCACCCCAAGCTGCTGAGTGAGTACGACTCCCTGGAAAAGAAAACCGGCTACACCATGCACATGAGCCGGATCCCACTCGTTGAAATTGCATCTTGAGGTGAAACCATGATCGATTCTAAACAACCAGAGTTCACTGAAATCCAAGTCGATATTGCTATACGTTGCGGCATCCCTCAGAAAGCACCAGGAATAACCCACAAGAATAGTCCCGGGCTGGCAGTTGTAATGGTGAATTTCGGCCTTTTTAACGTTACCCACATTCCCACCGGGATGTCTCTTTCAACCCCGTATGAAAGGCACAGTAGTGCATTGCTGATAATGAGCGAGTTCGCACTTATAGCCCATGCCAATGGCTTTAAGTGGGATGAGCTTAATACTTTAGAAGAAGCTCGGGAGCGAATATCTCAACTTCGTGATGAGCCTGTTCCATTCCCGAACGCAACCAGTACATCCCAAGGAGTAACCAGGCCGCAAACAATCAGTGAATGGGTGAATCTATCTCGCAGCTTTTTTGATGAGTTTCCGTGGGAAGAAATAGATCCATACCAGCTGGCACGCGAGAACCTTTCTAAGTGTGGAGAGCAAATACCGAATGATTGCTGCTGCGGGGAGTGTGACGAAGCTTATCGTTTGTGCCCCGTACACAAAACAGATCCAGATGACCTGAAAGTGGGAGGGACTGAGTGATGGCCAAGTACACTCAAGGCATCTGTGCCGATGGCGCCGCAATAGTGAAAGACGGGAAGAGGATGACTATTGAGGAAATACTGGGAGAGCTCAACAGTCAGGCATCAACAACGATAGCTGGCTCCATGTCCGAAGAAACATACTTTCAGGTAGGGGTGCATCTCGTTGAGAGCGGAGAAGGATATTACAACATGAACCCTGCAGACATGAAGCAAGAGGTTGACCAGATACTAAATATCATAGCGGAGTCCGGGAAACCATCGAGCGCCGCAGCCGTACCCTTAGCTAGTAAGCACACTGGGATGAGAGTCAGCGCCCCCGGCATCCTTAATCGCGTTGGCGGGAGGCTCAAGCCTGGAGCTCAAGAAATGCTGCGGCATCTGCAGGAGGTATCAGAACGGTACTACTCCGGAGATCTGAAGGCTGTTGATGAGTTTTTCCAGTTGTATTGCCTGGATGACACAAGGCCTGAAACAACGGAGGGCGTGTGATGACCGATATTTTTGAAACTCTCGGTAAAAGAGATGAGCGCCCTATGAATGGTGGCTGGGCCCCCGGTTATTACACGAACAAATGCTCAACTTGTGGTTCTGAATTCATCGGCGATAAAAGAGCGATCACATGCGCTGACTGTGCCTACGCCAAAGAGCGACCAATCCTATTCAACGGCGAAATGGTCAGAGCAATTCTGGATGGCCGGAAAATTCAAACACGAAGAATCATGAAGGTACAGCCACCATGTGCCAGTTATCAAATGTTGAGAATTGTTGACAGCACTGGTCCAAGAAGTGAGCGAGGAAAACTTCACTGGGCGCAATTGAATGAAAACAAAACTCAAGTTATTGATTCAGATCACAGGCTGTTTACGTGCCCTTTTGGTGAGATTGGCGACAGGCTTTGGGTGAGGGAGACTTGGGCAACTGTGAATACAGAAAGCGGTCCAGCTCTGGCCTACAGAGCCGACAGCGATGTAATACCGTGGCGTGAGTTTTGTGACACCACTTGTGATGATGGTTCAATGGATTACGAGAAGTACCCTGGTGATTATTGCATGTGGTGGTCTGACTTGTTTGATGGTGCAGATGGCCATAAATGGAAGCCCTCAATCCACATGCCAAGATGGGCCAGCCGTATCACCCTCGAAATTACTGATATTCGGGTGGAGCGTTTGCTGGACATTACGGAAAGAAACGCCAGGTTAGAGGGGCCTAAACCTCACCATCTTTCTAATGAATGGGGTGGCGTCGAACCTCACCCGGACTCCACCAAAAAATCACCACATTGGAGATGGTTTGCAAGCGCTATCAATGCCTTTTTGAGTCTGTGGGAATCTATTTATGGAACAGGAAGCTTGAATGCAAATCCCTGGGTCTGGGTGATTGAGTTCAAGAGGGTGGGGATATGAAGATTACCAAACCGAAGATCAAAGAAAAGTGCCCCCACTGTGGGGCAAAGTGGAAGGGGGATGGCTGGACTCTCATTTGTCCGGCCTGCGGTAAAGTAGTACTGAGAGGGAATCTGTGAAAATGAAGAGATCAGCTGGGCTTTCTGCATGTCGAAACCACCGTTACACACTTTCCAGGACCTGGAGTGATACGGGGCCGTTGTTCGGTTACTTCGGTATAAACCCATCGACTGCAGATGCCAATATTGATGACCCTACCGTTCGCAAATGGATTGGCTTTACTCAGCACTTTGGAGGTCGGGGCTTCATTGTAGGAAACGTATTTTCCTACAGAACGCCAAATGTGAGAGATCTGATCCCATTTGCAAACCATGAGAACCTCACAAACGACAGGCATATCGAGCAGATTATCGAAAAGGTGGATGTATTGGTCCCTTGCTGGGGGAACCAGACAAAAGTCCCAATCGATATCCGTCACCACTTCGATCTGCTGTTGGATAAACTCTTTGATTCCGGCAAACCAGTTAAAACCTTTGGGCTCACGAAATCAGGAGATCCGAAGCATCCTGCCAGACTGGGTTATGACACAACTTTGATCGATATGCCGAGGGCGAAATGAGTGAAGCATACGACCTGCAGCCGCGATTTGTCAGGGCTTCTGCTGCCCCCAGGTATTGCGGCATGTGTGAACGAATATTCAATGCTGAGATCCGTCCTTATCTGACTGAGATCTCAATAGGAGTGAAGGGCGTGGCTTTTGATCGCCTTGATTTGGACGCGGCCCTGGATGATTATAAAGAGCGGTACGGTCGCGCTCCTAAAAGAAGTACTAAGGAGCATGGCACATGCAGAAGAAAAGAAAAGCTACACGCGGTCTCCAGTTCAGGAACGGCGTCTGGATCATCGACAAACAGGTCAACGGTCGCAGACTTACGGGAAGCACTGGGACAGCCGACAGGCAGGAAGCGGAAAGGTACTTAGCCAGGCGAATGGAGGAAATCAGGCAGGCCTCAGTTTATGGGGTACGGCCTGAAAGATCCTTCAGAGATGCTGCCATTGAATATGCACAGCGATACAAGGGAGTTAAAAAAAGCTTTGACAGGGACGCACAGGATATAAGTGCTGTCGATCCCTATATCGGGGATATGCCGTTGAGAATGATTCATAACGGCACTTTACAGCGCTTCATTCTGGCCCGAAAAAAGGAGGGGGTGAAGTCGGGAACTGTTAACAGGACGTTGGCAGTAGTGCGGCAGATTCTGAACCTGTGTGCAAGGGAATGGCGAGATGAATATGGGTTGACCTGGCTGGAAACGGCACCGGCGATATCTGGGGTTGATTGGCAAGATAAGCGTAAGCCTTACCCGATCACCTGGAAAGAGCAGGACCGGCTATTCTCAGCATTGGCTGACCATCTCAGGGAGGCGGCATTGTTTGCTGTTAACACAGGATGCAGGGAGCAGGAGATCTGTCAGTTGCGTTGGGAATGGGAAGTGCCGATAGCAGAACTGAAAACATCCGTGTTTGTTCTGCCGGATTGGGCAACGAAAGGTGGAAAAGAAAGAGTGGTTGCTCTGAACTCGGTGGCGATGGCAGTCGTCAACCGGCAGAGGGGGAAGCACAGTGAGTTTGTCTTTACCTACAAAACAAGCCCCGTGCAGTCGTTAAATAATAACGGATGGCAGCGGGCAAGGGAATCAGCTGGGTTAAGGCAGGTGAGATTTCACGATCTACGTCATACCGTTGGCCGGAGGCTTCGGGCGGCAGGGATCGGAGAAGAAACCAGGGCGGATATCTTGGGACATGAGCGGGGAGGTATTACCACTCATTATTCCATTGCTGAGATCAGTGAGTTGATCGAAGCGGTAGAGAAAATCGCCTATCAGTCGTCGGACAATACGCCGAGTCTGACATTGATCCGGTTGAACAACTCACGTAAAACTCACAGTGAAGGCGAAAAAAAAGGGCTCTCAATATGA